AGCTATCAATGCAGCAGTATCATCAAGCATAACTTCTACTAAGTCATCCTTAAATTCACAATTTACATTTGCAGTACTTTCTATTCCAGTATATGGATTAACACATCCGGGTACTTGAATAAGTATAGGTTTTCTATAATAAGTTAATATTGGATTTACAAGAGTAAAACTTGTATCTCTATATATTCTTATTGTATTATTTAACATTGTACAAAATGTTTCACCCCAATCAAAACTAGGATTCTTTAATGGATCTCTTAAAATTAAAGGAGCATTAGCTTCTTCTGCTAAATATACTGTCATAGACCTAGGTTCACAACAATCATCTTTAGCTTGAACACTTACTCTTTTAAATTCTAGATATGTTTCTATAGGAAAATTATTTGTTTCAAAATATGTATCAGTAGTTGTACCTGTTAAATTATACTCAATTAACAAAGGTTGTAAATCATCTATTCTTCTTTTAGATAGTTCATCACCCTCCTTATACATATTACCACCGTGTAAATTTCTTCTACACCATTCTATTTGTGCTTTATTAAAGGCTTCAATAAATTGCCAGCATTGAATATTGTCATAATCATTACTATCTAACTTATTTAAACGTTGTTTAAGTTTAATAAAAAGGGTACTATTTTCCATTTTTTATGCGTTCCAATATGGTTCAACTTTGTCTAATAAAGATAACACTGTTTCTTCATTCTCAGGTTTCTTTAAAAACTCTAAACATTCTGCTGGTCTTTTACCTAATCTAACTCCACTATCTAATGGTTCAATCCAACCATTTGCTTTTGTAGTTAAAAACCTATAATAAAGACCATCTTTAACTAATGCTCTTAGTTTTAATTCTTCCATATCTAAATTTACTACATCTAAAAAGTTCTGAGCCGCTCTTTTTTTGTTTGACTCACCACCATTACCATTTATATAGTCATCCATATTTTCATACATAACATCATTAGGTGTTGATTTAGTATATTGTGCACTATCTATATCACATACTTTAGATACATATAATAACTTACTTATATTTGTATCATATAAATCTGTTAACTTTGATATAGCTCTATTCCTTAATTTAGTATATTCTGTTCTAGTTGTTAGAGTTTCCTGAACAGTATCTAAATAAAATTTTGGTTCTTTTTGTGCTTTCTTAGCATCTTTTAATGATTTAGCAACTATAGAAAAACCACCAGCTTTTATTGCATATAATTTAATTTTATCATATGGATCAACTTCTGGATCAAGAAATACAGGATCGTTTCCACATCTTAGATCTATTCTATCCCAGAACTTAGAATTATCTGGCTTCATTACTGTAAGCTTATTCCAAAAATCTTTATCTTCTGGATCTACTACATTAGCAGCTAGTTCAGCTTCTAATTCAGAAACTACTTTTCTAATTTCTGCTATTTTTGCTTTCTTTTCTTTAGAGGGTAACATTTTTACTTCAGGAGCAAACTCATTAAGTCCTGTTACATATCTTTTTACCCCATTTAATTCTAAACATGCTAAACTTTCATGATGTATTACTCCATCATGTAAAGCTAATCCATATTGTTCTAAGCCCATATTCTCTTTTTGAGCATTGAAGTAAGGTCTTATAGCTAGTGAGCTACTTTTTTTTGCATGTTGATACTTCTCAACAATAGTGTAATCTTCCATATCTTATTGGTTTTAATAATTAATAAATGTTATACATAGTCAAAAGTACAATTATTTGTACAGTTATTATTAAATATTTCTAAAGCAAGGATTAAACCTTGCTATAGTTATTTGACTAAGTCAATACAATGTGAATAGATGAATCTCCATCTTTCAAATAAAGATCACCTTTTTCTAATCCGGCTGCTTTTGCAGCAGTTTCATCTGCATATGTATCAGAACCAGCAAGATCACGCAGCCAGCTAATTACTAGATTTACATGAAGTAACCTAGCATTACCCGTCTGAGCTCTTGTAACTCCTTCAAATGCAGGACTTTCAAACTGTTGACTCAATTTGTATACTTGCTTTGGTGCTCCCATGATTATTTTGTTTTAAAGATTAAAATAAAAAGGAGGAGAATTAACTCCTCCCTTTTGATTATTAGTTCTAGAATGATCCTCCTGTTATAGGGTTTCTCATTACAATTTTTAGAACTTTAGTTGGATCCTTAACCCAAATAGCTGGCATGGTCTGAGTCATATAAACTCTATATCCATTGAATTGTCCAGTAGAAGCAAAACCTTGAGTTCTTCCCATGTAGTCCATAGTACCATTTTGGTAGAACCACTTAAGTTGATTATCCCAAGAAAGTTTCAACAAGTGAATGTTGTCATTTCCTTCATCTGTTACATCAAAAATAATAAAGCTAAATGAACTTAGAGGTCTACCATCAATCAATGGATTCTCAATGTCATTAGTGTTTAAGTTATCAAATGCTGGATTTAATACAAACTTAACGTTAGCTAAGAATGGAATAGTAAAGCTTGTGTAAGCAAAACCAAAATCTAAATCCATACCAGAACCTTGTACAGCTCCAATTTGTGATGCATTTTGAACTAAACCTGAACCATAAACTTCATCAGCAATTGCTTTGTTGATCAATTGCATACCACCAATACCTGTTTGTACAATTAATGATCTTTGTGGATCTGGCCCTTTAAACTCAACTTTACCTTGATAGAAGTTATAAAGTTCAGACTTAAACATATCAAGAGTAAATGATGACTTGTTATATACTCTTTTGAAAGAGTTATCTAACTGTGACCATAAACCTACAGACAATCTAATATCATCTGGTCCGTCTTGTTTAATTCTACCACCTTTACCCCACATTAGGTAAGTTTCAATATCTGTTGCAATTTTAGATAAATGTGCTGCTTCCATATTTGTAATGAAAGTTCTTGTAAGAGTTCCATTTTCAAATGCTTCTCTAGCACCAGCTTTACCCATTGTTGCTACTAACCCTTCAATACTAGGTACTGATGGATTGTTAGGATCATTATCAAAGTTTCTCCAAATCTCTGTAACAGGTACAGTTCCATCAGCATTCAATCCGCCTTTAATCATAAGATCAGCACGGCTTGAAATAGAATAGTGTACGTGTGCTTCAGCTCCTCCTACAAAATTGTAGAATTCTCTGAATCCAGAACCTGTTTCAATGTCAGAAAATCTTTCACCATATTCTCCTCTTGCAGAACCTTTTCTAAAGAACTTTGTTCCTTTAGCTAGATATTTATTATCTAAAGATGCTGCGTTGTTGTTATTTACTAATTGTACTTGATAAACATATCCATCACCTGCAGGAATAATATCATCTGCTGTAATGTAAAGTTCAAGACCGTTATACTTGTCATAAGTGATAATATCACCGTGACCAAACGCTCTTTTGTTGATCTTAATCTTAAAGTAGGTTCCATCAATACCTTTGCTAGCGTTAGCAGGTTCAATGTCAGCTACAATGTAAGGAAGATCTTGTGCAATAGGAGTCTGCCATTTGTACTCACCTCTAGCATTATCCACAAGTATTGTATTCTTTCCACCAAAGGAAGCCATTTGATATAAAGGCATTTCTACCTTTTGGGTCATTGCCCATAAATCAATTGGTCCCATATCCATAGGCTCAGGATTACCAAGCATTTGGGTAAGGTGATAAGAATCAACATGTGAACTAGCTTTGTAGCTTGTATCTCTTAGAAAGATCCCATTATTTAAAACCGGAGTTGCCATAATTGTTCTTGTTTTTGATTGTTATTAATTAATTACTCTATTTATTAAATTACCTTAATTTAATTCTTTTAAATTCTTTTAAAAATGTTTTGTGGCCTACTTAACTTTCTTCCAGCTGACTTACTTTTCTTTTCTGCTTCAGCTTGACTAACTCCTAATGATGCTCCTCCTGCATTTGATTGTTCAGTCTTTAATTTTCTAACTGTTTTCTCAACGCTTTTTTGAGCACCTTTATCCATTATTTTTGCTTTATATCCTTCTGGATCTTGCAACAACCATAATGCCTCAGAAATTAATCCATAATTAGGCTCAACAAATTGATACTTTTCAAGTAAGTGTCCTAATAAATTAGTATTGTTACCACTTACTGATGGATAATTAGGTTGAACTAAGCCATTATATAACATAGCTTGTGTCTTTCTGTCTACTTTGACATCACCTAGCTTACCATCTTTTAATGTATCATATACATTTTTCATATATGCTTTTGATGCTTGTTCTTGTTGTTTCTTTTTAAGCTCTTGTTCTTGAAGCTTTTGTGCAACAACTTTTTCTTGCATCTTATCTAACTTAGGTTTAAACTTATTTGCTTGTTGTTCTAACTTACCTAAGTCTTTCCAAATTTCAATTTCTTCTTGAATCTCTTCTTGAGTACCATAACCAGTAGCTCCTAAGTATTCAGATATTATTTTTTCTTGGTCAGTTGCTTTCTTAACATTTAATTGTTTAGTACTCTCTACTTGTGATAGAGTAGCAAATAAACCTTTCATATCTTTACCCCCATCAGCAACATATCTAGCAGCTATTTGAAGTTCTTGAGGAAGACTTTGAAAAAATTGCTTTGGTGTTTCTTGTCTCACCTGATTTGCTCTTTCTTCTAAGTTAGCCTCTATAAGCTCTTCCCAATCTTTTGCAGAATAATCTGTTAAAGATTTATCATCATCAAAAGGAACAATTTTTTCATCCTTAATCAATTTGTCAAATACATCAGATATTCCTGATATTGGTTTTCTACCTCTTTTAGATTTAGCTTCTGTTACTTCTTCTTCCTCATTATCTATATCTAAAGATTCTATAATATCTTTTCCTTCTTCTGTAGATTCTTTAGTTTCTTTGGTTTCTTCTACCTCTGTTTTATCTTCAGGAGTATCTGTTACCTTTGTTTCTTCTACATTGTCATCTACCTTAGCAGTTATATCATCTGCATCATCAGAATCAGGATCTAAAAACTTCATATCTGATTTTTTATTTATACCAGAAAAAATGTTTTTAGGGGTAGAGTCATCTTGAATTATATCCGCACCTGTTGGGGCTACATTAAATATTTCATCTAGATTTACATCTACTTGTTCTACTTTACTTTTTACAGTTTTTGTTTCCGTATCACTCATAATTATGTTGGTTTTAAAAATTTATACTTCTTACATATATAATATAAGAAATGTTTTTAACTATAAACTTATAATATTTGGTTAATTTTAAAAATAATTTGCAGTATATAGCTAACGTCTATTTTTTATTGTCAGATTTAGGAGAATCATATTTATTTTTGTTTTCTCTTGCTATTTGAAGTTTAGTGTCAGCTATTTGTTTTTGTGAAGCAATCTTTTCTCTTTCAACTTCTAATCTACTATTTTCCAGCATAGACTTATTAGTGTTTTGTTGACGTTGAAGATTCATTTGTTCTCTATATTGAGTTTGTTGTCTAATATCTTTCATAGCATCCTGATAATCAGACTGTTTGTTTTGATTTATATCAACCATAGAACCATAACCAGCTGATCTTATTTCAGCAAGAAGGACATCATTTTTTCTATCCTTTTCATTTTCATTTATCTCAACTTGAAGTTTTTGTTGCTCTTCTTGAGCTTTAGCTTGTATTTGTTGCTCTTGCATCTGGCGTTGTTGATCCATTTCTTGCTGTCTTTGAGCTTGCATTCTTGTTTCAGCATCTTTAAGTATATCTGATACCTCTGCAATTGAGTCAGCTTTTACAATATTTCCTAGTTCATAAATACTTGCACCTGTAGTATTATTTGTAAGAGCCATTTGTTTTAAGTTTTCTAGTATAGCTCTGTGGTTAGTTTTAGTAGTTGCAAATACATTAAAATCTCTAAGTAATAAATCAGTGCCATTAATAGTAAAATTAACCTTCTCAGCCTCTGTAGAGATATATTGTAATCTTATACTTGGTGTATTACTATAATAATATTGTGCTAAATCAGTTCTCATCTGGTGAACTCTTGGCATTAAATGATCTGAATGCTGTACAAAATACATTTCTGTTTGAGCATAAGATTGCTGCATAGCTTGTACTACACCTGTTGCTGTTTGAGCTGATACAGCTCCTCCTAGACGTTGTGGATTTACACCTATAGCATCAAAACATTGTTGTTTAAAATAATTAGCTAATTGTATTCTTGACATTAATCTATTAGTTTGCTCCATGTTTAGAGTTTGATAATGATTAAAGTTAGTAGCATTTTCAGTATTAGTAATAGATGTATCTAATGGTAACATTTGAAAGTCTTTCATTGCTACAAATGCTTTAGCATAATTATTTTTACCCCAATCCTCACCCATTGAATGACGAGGTAAAGCATTTTGATCAAACATAATAACTGTACCTAATTCATCTATTAAGATATCTGCAATCTGGTTATTAACCATATTGTAACCAACCTGATAAGCTTTCATTAAATCTACTAATGAAGTTGATCTTGTATTTCTATCTGAAAATACTCTTCCTTCTACAGGAAGCTTACAACCATATAATGAATTATTTCCTTTAAATTGAAAAGGTAATCTACCAGGCTTAGTTCTATTGATACCAATATATATTGGATTAATATTATCACCCATAGTAGATCTCCACATTGCTGGTAAATTTGGTCCTAATTTTACACCTCCCCATACTTCATTAATCCAAATCCAATCAATATGTTCACCACCTATTAAATTATCTTTAGTTTTACTTTTAAAGATTGATGTATCATATACTGCCTTTTTAGTAATTCTAAATGTTTCATCAACTATCTCTTGAGTTATTTCACCATCTTCTTCTATCTTAGTTAGATGTCCAACTTTTCTTTGAGTTTTCCAATATATGGTAGAAACTCTCATCAAGTTACCTTCACCCCACATTTGTACATCTTCTCCTTCATTTAATATTTCACTTAAAATATCACCACCATTAGCAGGATCATTATGATAATTACTTACAAATTGTCTATATGGTAAACCAGGCATTTCAGTGTTCCATGCATGAGATCTTTTTGGATCATAGTATGAACCATCATTTTGGTATCCGTTAACTTGATATTGAGCAGATCTTGCTGGATATATTTTTTGTAGTGAGGTAAGTTGTTTCTCATCCATTAAATATCCATATCTATCTACTACATCTGATACAGTCATTAAATCTACTTTACCTACATAATTTGAATCTGAGATATATCTTTGTTCTGGAGACTTTTGGTAAAAGCTTAATACTGGGTTCCATAATTCTATATCATAATCATCTTCTAACATTCGGAAATGCCAAAACTCTCTGTCTGCAATAAGCATATCTCTAAATCCTCTTTCTTCAAGCTCTTGCATTTTAAATCTTTCCTCATCTACATTTAATTGATGAGTAGCCCACTCTTCTATCATACTTCTATATGACTTGCTAAAAAAGTCTTCAATCTCAGGTAATGTTTTTAAATTTTCTGGCTTTAGTTGTTGTACAGCTTGTTCTGAACCAGGATCCATTCCCATTGCAATCATTTTTTGAAGCATTTCTGCTTCAGCATCTGCAAGTAAGGATTCTTCAACCTGCATTTTCTTTTGTTCTAACATCTCATTATAAGATGTATCATCTACTGCTCTAAATTGTACTTTAGTATATCTTTTAGCAAACTCACCTGATAAAACATTTACTACATTTGGAATAATTGGATAAAATTTTAACTCAAGTGCAGAATCATTTTCTTGAGTAAGAGTTTCCATTAAATCTTTATAGTCATTATCAGGCTCTATAATATAATCTGACTTATCAATAATACCTTTTGCTAGCTTGTAATTTTTTAGTAAACGCCTAGCATTATTACGTAAAAACTCAATACCTTGTAGTTCAAGCCAGTCTAAATTCCATGCCGCCCAATCATCTGTTTTATCTTTATATGGTAAAAACTGAATAGGTTGTGTTAGACTTGAAAACGTTGGTCCATCCTCAGCTTTAGCACCATTTTTAAGTTGCATTGCATTTAATACTCTCATTTATCTAAAGTTTTTGAATCCAGATCTTCTTGTATTTGAATTTCTATTAGTTTTTTTACGCCCAATATTTTTGAACGGACTATACTTTAATTTAGTAATTTTTTGTGACTTAACCAAGGATTTCTCTTCAGTTTCACGTCTTTTACTATATCCCCTGTTTGACTGTTGAATTTTAGAAAATGCCACCAATGCACAAAAAGAAACCATTCTATCCACATTCAAACCAGGATGATATGCCATCATTTCTTTAATTAACATTTGATCTGGTATACGTTCAATACCAAAAGTTTGTGAAATAACATTACCTTCAACATCTAACTCTTCATCTATAACCTCTCTTAAAAATTCTATACCATAAGATATTAAATGACTTTTAAATAAAGTACCTGTATTTTTCCAACCATACTCTTGATATACTGTTCTATTAGATCCTAGATCTTTTAAAAATAATATCTGTTGTTTAGGTACTAAATATCTTTGTTTTTTTCTAGCAATCATATGTTGAATAAATAAAGAAATATTATTCTCCACTATTGTCCATGCATTATACCACTCTATGATATATTCTAATCTTTCATGTGTTTTATTAATATCATCATATCTACCACACCATGATGCTACTACTTTATCTTTTTCTATAAATTGTTCTATATCTCCCGCTTCATTAGTACGTGTTACTTCTGTAGCATTTTTATACACAAAGATACTACATAATGAATCTGACGTAGTAGTCTTTCCTTCTGACACAGGATCAATAGATGCATAGTATGCTCCAAATTGAGGATCTTTGATTGGACGTTCCCATACAACTATACTACCTGTTTTATCTTGTTGTCTTTTATTTACTGGAAATTCAGATATAGGTAATTTGGTTGTTCTTTTTGGGACAATACCTTTTTCATCCCTATCTAAAGTAATTAATTCATATGGATATGATTTTTCTTCTATACGTTTTAATTGTCTACTTAATAGTCCCTGTGGAAAAATTGATTCTTTTCTATAAGCAAATGCTTCAGAAATATTTAATGGCTTCTGAGATATTCTAAGTTGAAACTGTTCAGAGTTTAATTCAACCTTCCATCTTTCTCTTTCTAATTTAATAGCTGCAATTGCTTCATCAATTAAACTATTACCGTATTCATCAATGTATGGTGGCATAGACCATTGTTCAGGAATAAATAAACCTGCCATACCAATTGTTCCATCAGCATCTATTAAATTTGTTTCTACTGCATATATATCATTTCCAACTGGATTAAGTATCATATCTTTAAGTGGATTACATTGTGATAAATCACCCACTGATCCTGCTGCAATAAACATACCTGTAGTTACCATACCAGAAGACATAGCAGGACGTAAATACTCATAAGTTTCTGACATTTTAGGTGCTATACCTGCTTCCTCATGAAAAAAATATGTACATGGTCCACCTACACCAGTAGTAGCATTTTTCTCAAATGAAGCACCTTGTATTTTAGATTTTAAACCTCTAGAAGTTTTTCTATTATTAATTTTAACTTCTATCTGTTGTTGCCATAATAATACTTTTTCTGGATTACTAGGTCTATACCAGGCAGTATGCTCATTTAAAAAAGTTTTATATTCTTCTAAAAATTTCCAAGAACCTTTATCATTTATATAATCTTTTAATGAAGCCCCAATCTTACATATAGATCCTTCTTCAAACCAATACTGGTTAATTATTTTAGCCATATGAAAATATGAAGAAGCTATTTGCCTTTTCTTTAATATGGCTGCATGTTGATTATTTAACTCAGCAATAATTTCATATAATGCCATATGATATTGTGCATCTCTTACTTTTGCAAAACCATATTTTTTTTCTTCTTTATCAAAAATAGGTAAAAAGTTAAGCCACATATAGTAATCTCTGGTAAGATACCATTCATTATTACCTTCTTTATATATTACTCCTTCTCTACATTTAATCTTTTCAAATTCCCAATAAGCAGTAAAGTCTTTTGACCTAAAAGGTTTATTACAGTAATGTCCTTCTTCATTAAATATTTTAGCTTGTTCATTAAAAGACCAGGCAATCTTTGTAAAATTATATTCACCTGGTTCTTTAAATATACTTTCTAAGTATTCTCTAAAACTTAAATCACTTTCAAATGTAGTAGTAGTCCATTTTTTATTTTCATATGTAGGTATGTTTCTACTCATCTCTAATTATAGCAAATACATCTCCTGCTTGAACTAGTAAATGTTCTTCATTATCATGTTTCATTGGAGTTGGCATTGCATAATCTGCATACTGAACTATATCACCTACTTTAATTTCTTTTACTTCTTGTCCTACTCCTACTACTGTACCTTTAAACTCCTTCTTTTGAGCTATTTCAGGAATGATTAATCCCCCTGCAGTTTTAGTTTCAACTTTCCACTTTTTTAATAATAATTTGCTACCTACTGGAATAATTTTTTGTGCCATAATTGTTGATTTTTATAATTGGTCATAAGCTAAACCTGCACCACCACGTACAGAGCTTTCTTGTTCTTGTCTCATATCTGTAAATGCACCTTTGTATGATTGTCTTATAGACTCAAATTTTGCTGCTGCATTTACCATTGAATTAATATTTCCATCTCTACCATGTTCAATAGCAGTAACTTCCATGTATTTTGCTAATCTATCTAACATAGACTTGATACCTACATATGCTCTATAAGTTGGTGTCTGATACATTTTTTCACACATTGCTCTAGCATATCTTATTGGAGGATCTTCAGTTGATTCTTCCAATTTTATTTCCTCAATTACTATATCTTCTTTTTCATGTTCTGGTAAATTAAAAAATGGATTAAGATCAGGATTAGGACATGTCATATAAAATAAATATTTATATATAGGCATGTGTGTATCAGGATATTCATCTTTTATCTTTTTTAGAAAGGGTAAAGTATAACAATGTTCTGTTAATACTACCTTATCATTTTGTATGTCAAATAATCTAACTATCATGAGCCTCCATCATTACATAGATCTGTACAATCTATAGCGTCCATAAGTGTTTTAATTGTATTGTATGATTCTTTTACCTGTAGTACTATAGGTCCCAAAGCTATATTTCTACAATCTAAAAACTTTTGTGTTGCTGTATCATAGTATTCATCTACAAAATCAATAGAATTTCTATTAATATATATTGGAGTTTCAACTAAGACAGGTGGCACTTGTTGATTATTAAGATCAAATTGAGTTGGTATAAGAGTTCTCACAATAACTCTAGTTAATGTAATATAATTTTTTTGATATACGGGAATTCTTAATGCTGGCATAATTATTTATTTAAAATGTTTTTTAATTCTTCATATCCAATAACAAATATAATAGGTTTACTATTATCAGAAAACATAACTTCAGTATATGTTTCTTTAAACTTATCTGTACCTAGATGCCAATATTGTTTAAACCAAATTATTTTGTCTAAATCTACAGATATTTTAGTCTCTTCAAATCTAAAGTCTGTAGGTACTTTTGATTTTAATGATTGTATTGCTACTGCAGCAGTAAATTCTATATATTTCATCTGTTATCTTTTAACCAAGTTATCAAAGAATGTACCTCATCTTTTAAATAAGGTAACTCATATATTTTAATGTCTTCTAATACAGGTTCACCAGCTACATGTTCATTAATAGGATATCCATTTGCATCAGTACCTACTTGTTTAAATTTTACATGTTGTATTGTCAGTTTCCCTATTTTAAGTTTAGGATTATGTTTTTTAATAATATAAGCATAAATACTTAATTGTAAATTATAGTGATTTAAATTACAATCATCTAAATGACTTACAGGATTATACATTTTGTTAGTAATTCCTTCCCAATTTGTAAACCCTTTTTCTTTTATTTCTTTATTAGTTTTATAATCATTGATATTAATAACACCATCAACAACTTCAACTACATCTGCTTGACCACATATACCTATAGACTTAAGATACACTAAATGTTCCGGATATACACCATTATCAAGTTTTTGATTAGGAGAAATTTTAATTCCTTCTCCATCTACCAATGGTTTAATGATAGGTACTTCAACACCATTACGTTCAATAGTTTTAAAGTCTAACATATCTGCTTCACGTTGATTATGATACCAATTACCCAATGTAATTGCCCTATGAGATTCGGCATCCCATGCAGCTAAAATTTCTTTTGGTGTCTTACCATACCATTTAGATCTTTTGTTCTTAGAAGACTTCTTAGCCTGTCCATCACGATCAAACTTTGGTTTAAATTTACCAATAAATGATGTTACACCAGTCCACTGAATATTATCACCATCAGTGCTTTCATATATATGTCCTTCCTCTTTAAATACAATAGCCATATCAAATACCTATTGTTGTATACCACATACCATTTTGTTCATCTGCAGTAAAGTTAATTCCTGTACTATAATTTATTATTATTTTCATTTTCTATTTGTTTGGTTATTTCTTCTTCTTGCTCTTCTGTTACTAGAGCATCCCAAAACCCTTTTGGGCATTCTGATGAAAGTGAACGTACTTTAAAAGCTAAACTACAACCACAATCAGAACAACATGGTTGAGTTCCTGGTGCTAAACAGTTATCTCCTTTTGCATCAAACATTCCACATTTTATGCAAATTTGAAATCTATCTGTTGCAACTGCTTCTACATGTTGTTTTTTAAATACACTATTTTTTATTCCTTCTGCAATTTTACTTACATTTTTAAATGCATCTAAATATTTATTCCACTTATTTGGCACTTTTAAATTTTTTTTTATTTTTTATATCTTCTTCTATTTGATTTAATCCATTAGTCATTTGTAAAATATTTTTTTGTATGTCTTCACTTTTTGCAAAACCTAAATATGTTCTTTTAGCTAAGTTGCCTAAAATACTTTTATTTTTTTTTATTGCTTTTTCTAGTTTACTTTTTCTTAAATAAAAAGTACCCAATCCATCTACATGAATTCTAGGATATTCTAAATTAGATAATGCACTTCTAACTTTAGCAAAATAAAAAGTAATAAAATCATCTACAACTGATGGATGTACACCCACTTCTTCTGCAATTCCTTCTTTTAATACTTTATGACTCTTTGGTTTCATTACCTAAAATTTTATAATCTAATAATACTAAACCACTATTCTGTACATTAATTTCAGGATTAATAGATATAGTTTTTTTATTACTACCTTTCTTAATTAACAAATTCTTTTTTTCTGCTTTAGTGATAGCATTCCTAGCTGACTGAGGACTTTTAAATATATTATTATTAACTAATAATAGACAAAACTTTGTTAATTCCATTTTATTATTTTTTGATAAATACATTAAAAATTTTAAATCTGAATTGGTTATTAATATACCATTAAAAAAACAATAAGTAAGTATTTGATACATAATTGATGTATCAATATCTACTTTTAATTTTAAATCTACTTTATTTACTAATGCCATTTTATAAACTTAATATCATATCTACTAAATCAGGATGTGGATAACAATCTGATTTTCCTTTTCTAACATTACCATGAACTAACAACCCTTTAACCTTACCATAAAATGCATCTTCTTGGAAGTCAAATGCTTTAGTTGGTCCATACTTCTGAATAAATTGTTTTAAACCCAATCTAATATCAACACCATCTCTTTCACCTACATACTTAATCCACTTTTCAGTTTCTTTAATTTGTTCAGGTGAATAATCTTGCCAATATAAATATCCTTTAAATGCCTCATCAAGTTTTCTTACTTGTGAGTCTATACAAGTTGATTTAACATATGTCTTTTTATCATTTGTTAAATAACCCATATTACATATTTCAATACCAACTGAATGACGGTTCATCCATCCTGATCCGGTTTTTCCTAAATGCCAACCTTGTGCACCTTCAGGAAATGCTTGAACCATAACCCCATCATGTTGATCATCACCATTTCTGTGATTAATACCCCCTAAAACAAATTCAGTGGCAACACGCCCCCGTGTATCTCTACCCCAATGATCTATACAAGCATAAGGATTTGCATTACCAGCAGTATGATGTAAAAATACATATTCATTTTCAATTGGTCCTTTAATATATTCTCCTTTAGGTAAATAATGCTTATGTATTATCTGATCATATGTAGTTGTAAAATACTGTAATTGAGAATCAGTATCTTCATCTATTTCATCAGGTACTGCATATTCTAAATTTAAAAGTAAGCTCCACATATCATTATCTACTATACCGGTTACTGGTAAATTTTTATCTAATTGAAATCTTTCTACTCTTTTTTCTGTTTTAGGTCCAAATATACCATCAGGTGATGTACCTAATTTACTTTGTAATGTTCTTACATCTGGTCCTCTACTACCAATTTTTAACTGTCTCATATTATTTTACATTTTTTGCAGCATTTTCCATTGCTTGTTTAAATTTTTTTGCTTCTTCGGAATTAGGTTTAACTCCTTCATTTTGTTTTTGTGCCATAAACATTTGAGCTTGCATTCTCTTAGCTCTTGATTCTTCTATCTCACATAACAATGCTTCATATTTTGCTTGAGTCTTTAAGTGAGGAATGTTATCTGTGTAGAATTTAGTAATCTCTTTTCTACGTTGAGTAAGTTCTTCTTGAGAAAGTTGCGGTTTCTTTTCATTCAAAGAATCAATTCTCTTCTTGGTTTTTTCAGTCATTATTATATATTTTAATTAAACATTAGTTAACAAATATATACAATAATAGTTTAAATCAAAAAAGTTTAGTACTTTTTTTAAATTATGTTGTTTGAAAGTATCTTTATTAAATCCTGAACATCAGATGATGTATATAGACGGACTATTGGATTTTGTGTATTTGGTAATATAAGATCTACATACCATTCGTTTTCACCTGTTTGATGATTACCTACAGAAATAAAATCAATACTGGCTACACTAAAAGAATAATAATAGAATCCATTTTCAGTATATATTTTTTGAAAACATAATTCTTTTATTGCATCTTCTGTCATTTCTTACCATTTTACTTTGTCTGCCCAATAAGCAGCACTCATTTTACCTTTTGCTATATTTTTTCCGTGTCTTGCTTTAAAGCTTTTACGTCTAGCTTTTTGTTTTGCTGATTCACCAGCTTTAGGTTTACCAGCAGTCTTCACGCCTTGTTGTCCAAAACGTATTGTCTTGATCTTATCTCCTTGTTTAGCAACTACTACATGTGATTTCTTAGGGTGACTAGGAGTTCTTTTAGGTTTATTATAACCTGAAACACCTGCTTTTACTAATCTTGAATCTTTTTTCTTTGCCATAACTTATCTTTTCTTTCCTTTATGTAAGCCATGACTAGCATGTTGTTTACCTTTTTTAGTAGCAGCTCTTTTCTTTTTGTTCGCTGCAGCTAATTTTGCTCTACCTTTTTTTGTTCCCTTTAATTTAGCTATTGTTTTAGCAGGTGCGTATACCTCACCAGTTTTTGAAGACTTCTTACCACTAGGCGTTCTCCATTTCTGTTTAGTCCATCTTGTTAAACTTTTTTGCTGTTTAGTCTTAGCCATTACTTTCTCTTTTATCTTGTTGTAAATGTATGTAAACTAAATAATACCATGACAGAAAATAATACACCTAATACAGCATGATCATTTTGAGTTACTATAGGCCTATCTTTTCTTTCCCACGAAGGCTTTGAGGAGCCACAAGTAAATAATAACATACAACATAACGATATTAAGATTATATTTTTACGCATTATTTTTTATGTACTTTTTGTATTGCAAAATTATGTGATAAACTTGCACCTTTGTGTGCAACAAACTTGCCACTATGCTTCATAAGCTTTGGTGCTCCTTTACCAGACTTCATCCAGTGATATCCTTTTGGTGCTTTTACTTTCATTACTTTTTACTTTTATAACCTCCACCAGCTGCTTTATATCTTTTAGCTAGCATTTGTGCCTTACGTGCAGACCATTGTCCAGCACCACCACCTTTGCTCCCGGCTTTAATTGAATTAAACAATCTTTTACGCATTCCTGGTTTAGTATAGTTTCCAGAACTATTTACCGTACTTTTCTTTTTCTTTTTTACTGCCATTACGCTTCATATTTTTTTGGATACGTTTTATCAAGTATTGATTGCAGTTTAGCACACCTTTCATACTCTTCCAACTCTATCCAATGTTCTATCATATTTTGTAATTCTTCTTCTTTCGGCCCATTCTCTGGATCAAATGCCATTATCATTTGTTCCTCGCTACCAAATGAATCACTTAAAAGCTCTTCAAAAGAAATTTGACCAGAAAGTATAATCCAGGCATTGTAATATGCCTTATCAAGTAATATCTTATCAAGTTCTGCCTGTGCAATGCTACTCATCACATCATCTTTGTCCTCTGAATAATTATTGTCAGCCATAATATTTTATCAATTTGAAACTCTTCTATAAAGACAATATACTAAAAATTGCAACTTAATAAAAGTCCTTGGCTCAGAAATTTTACTTTTCCCCTATACAAATGTTGTGTGTTTGGCGTGAACAAGGGGTTTCTACAGTTTGCTCCCCAACTAAATTTTGTGGCGTGGGTACCCCCGTCATTGACTATACTGCTGATAACAGTTTTGCATAGTCAGGGTGGGGTATGTCTGTGGCTAAGGTATATAGTACATATGTAGGTAGGTGATAGCATCTATGTGTACTGTCTGCTGGGTGTTTGTTTGTTTGTCTACAAAGAAAGTAGGTCAGAGAAAGTCTCTGTGTAATAATTAGAATAGACAAATACTTTATCATTAGCCTTCGGCTCCCAAGCTATATATTGTGTCATTGTTGTTGTGGCACATTAATAAATCAATTTCGGGATTGTAATAACAACTGCAATTCCATTAACTCAGGGTCTATATAGGCCCAACAAAACCGCAGCTTGTGCAGGGATTTGTACTGCATAGCAATTTATTATGATTAATGTCATAACTGGTACTAAAGGTGCCAACAAGGGTAAAACTATCCAAGTAAGTAAAGACCCAAAGATAGGGTTTGTAACTGTTCAATCAGAGACAGATGTCTTACGTAATGGCTGGTTTGATACCAAGAAGCTTACTACTAATGTACGTGGTCCAATTGAAAAGCTCCAAAAGATAGGAGACTGGCAAGATTATGTGCAGGGTGGTAAGATTATTGTGGTGGAATCACTCACACCAATCAATAGCTCTGATAAGTCTCAAGGACTTAAATTAGCAGGGGAAACAGGAGTAGTGTGTATGAAAGACGGAAGTCCTATCTACAGACAAACTGAATTCACCAAAGAGCCAAGTGCTCACAACGTCTATATTCAACACACTAATATAGATGAAATACGCAAAGCTAATGGCATTGAAACTAAAGCAGTAGCTTTAGAAGACTATGTAAAGCAACAAGCGTAATCTAATTAGGGAGAGTGTAACAGCTCTCCCTTTTTTTTAACTTAAAGCTGGAGAGCATCGTACTCACTATATTATGGAGTATTTCAAAGGACATAGAAAAGTGCAAATGGATAAGCACTTGTATAAAATGCATCACAAGATAAAACTAAAGCTTGATGCTATCTGCTTAGAGGCAGGAGATTTAAATGTAGAAGAGTTTATGCAAGTGTATGAATCTCTCAAACAAGATGTTTATAGTTTTGTGGAGGAAAGAGATGACTTCTACAAAAAGAATCCAAACGTAGGTAAAATACCTCTAACAGGTATTAACCGTAACTTCCAAGAAGATATGATTAATGATATGGATGTGGGATTATGAAACAGAAACCAATAGGAAAGGTACATCTAAAAGGTATCAATGATAAAGCATACGCTAAGTATAAAGCTAAGCAAGATGCTAAACCAAAACATTCTAATAACCTATGGCTACATTTGTCATAGGTTTTTTTTATTAAGCGGAATGTTACAGACCTTAACTAAATTCTACTGTTATCTCTGTTAGTTGTTGTGCATAGTACTGCATTTTAGTTAAAGTTTGCGTGCTGTCTGCTCCCCAGCTATGTTTTGCTACTATTATCTAGATAAATTGTTAATTGTTGTGGTAAATTGTTAATTATGCACGTGTGTGTGTCAATAGTACATCTCAAATCCCACATAATACCACCTTTTACCACTTGATAAAAATAATTACATCTTATAATATTAATATAGCTAACATCAATAACTAGAGCAATGAGTCAAGCAATACCACTTACTATTCTGAAATAGTGTAAGCCATTGGACAACTAAGACATGATACACATGTATAGTTAGTCAACACTTAGATCTAAGGGATCTACATTAAGATGGATAAGCACTCTAGTTATATGTTAGTCTCTTCCTCTATAGGATAAGAGCCATATTACCCGCAATATTGCAATCAACCACTAATATACTAAATCGTTATGTCAAATAATATATCAGAATTACAAGTGCTTAAATCTAATGCAGGTTATTACGTAGGTCGTACAGAGAATGGTATGCCTTATAGCCGTCAATCAGACTATTTTAGAGATAGAATAGATGCTGAAAAAGCATATACTATAATAGCCACCTTTGGCAAAAAAAATCCATTAATAAATTTTTAAATAAAGCTAATAAGTATGAAAATAAAAGTAATTAAACCAGAACAATTCGTGACATGGGGTAATGCTATAGGCATTGTCTTATACAGTAGAGAACAAGATGCTACTGTAAACTTCTTCACAGCTGATATGGAATGCAGTCGTGTTAAAAGAGAAGAACTAGGTTCGCCATCATTGGTTGAGCTTAAATTAGAATTACAAAGTAATAACTCGTTAAGATATATTGCTAAAGAAAACTATTTAATAACCGTAACTGAAGACATGGGGATAGAGTATCTCAAGTATGCTAACAGTTACAACTAAATTTAAACACTCATGAAAAAAACAATTTATTTATTATTGGCTCTATTTCTTTTAGGGCCAATTCTTACATCGTGTGGTTCAAGTAGAACCTGCAAGACAAAGAAATACAAGAAGAGCATGTACCAAAAGAAATGTTGGAGTGCTAAGAAACAACGTTATACAAGATGCAGATGAAAGATATATTAAGAAAGTTCATAAAAGTCTTATATGTAGTCATTGTACCAATAATGGCTATATGGAGCGCATCGTGGTATTACATAGTAATGGGACCTGATAGTCATGCATTTTTAGTTGTGTGTATGGTAGCTGTATTAGCATGTCTTAGTTCATTTCTATGCACAATTTATATGAATAAGGTAAAGGTACTACCCAAAACAACATTTGAGTTTGTGCCTATGATAGGTTTTGCTATAGGGATTGATAATGTAAGCTATAAAAATAACTCTGTAGTTATATTATTACCTTTCATATTAATTGAATTTAAAAACCGTAAATAGCCAACATATGAGCCACTAACAATACCAGTAATATTATATATATAATAACACTAGGTATTAAGGCTAGGAACCGTGAGTGGTTTGAGAAGAGAAGGTCTCTACCTTTTTATCATACTTGTTTAAGGTATGAGACCTAACTCTTATAATAACAATTTTATAAAAATGAAGAAAATAGAAATACCAAAGAAAGTAACAGCATCACTGTTAAGAGATTTAATAAGTGAAGCACCAATTAGAAACAAAGCAAATAGTAATTTAATATTTGATAAAATATTTAAAAGCCTTGATGAGTATCAGATATCAAGTATAATAACATTAATGTTATCAGAAGAACCTTATAAAGCTTTATCATTAAATGATTATGTAATAGTTAGACCACCAAATTATCACAAAGGAGATAAATATGAAGAAGATGTTCTAAAAGATATTGGATTACTTCATAAATCAGGTAAGGTATATGGTAATGTAATTGGAGATGGCTCTTGGAATGGTGATTTTGATCCACTATCTGCTAGAATTAAGGTACATCTGTTATATCATAATGCTGATAAAAAACTAGAAGTTTATGAAGATAGTTATAGTCCTTTTGAACTAAAACGTGTTTCTAAAAATTCAATTAAATATTATAATCCTAAGAAAGATGCCAAAACTAACACAGGAGTTGATCAGATCACATTATAAATCATGGAAGAATAAAGAGTCCATTAAATCAAGCTTTGGCTATACTATGAATGAGATGTATAATCTTAATGACATAGAGTTAGCTAAAGAAAGAGATGATAACTTTGCATTTCTAAGATTATTAAGAGATCATGTCTACAAAAATGAAACTTGATAGATTTGGAATAGTAAAGCATATAGTGCTTACTGATCCAGAGATATCTATCCAAGCAAAGGGTTTGTATAGCGTATTATGTTGCTATGCAAATGCTAATAGAGTATGTTGGCCCTCATTAAGTACACTAGCTGATGTCACTGACACAAGTCAATCATCAATCAAAAGGTACTTATTAGAGCTAAAAACTCACAATATAATACATAGAGAAGGAAGAAAGCTAAGAATTATTTAAACGTTAGCTATATTACTGCTGTTTATTTTTAATAAGGTCCATATATGAGCTATCTTGGATGAGTCAGAACGGATTGAATTGTTATCTTTACTACATGATAATTCAACTTCCCAATGGTCGCATCATAGAATGCTCATTAGAACAGTATCTTTCTCTATCAGATGAAGAATACAAAGAGCTTAATGGCCTTAGCTCTGCTTATACAAAGGAAGTGGGTGACCCATTTTACAATAGATTTTCTAAAACACAAGTGATAGATGAAATAAAAAGCCTCAATATAGAGGAGAACGAACCAGCACTTGATGAAATAGATTCTTTTGAAAAATTAGATGACCCGTATTTCCATTCAGATGATGTTTAATCATCAATAATTATTTATTCACACTTTTAAAACTTAAAAAAATGCAAAACAATAATGTAAACGTTGTGGCTGATGACATGAACAATGTTATCCGTCAATCACAGAACAATTCAGACTATGGTTTCATTAGATTGGAACAACAAAGAACAGTATTTACTAATACAGGATGGGTAAAGGCAATGCCTATGTCTACTTTATTACATGGTACTATGGATTCTTTAGCTAGCTTAAACTTAAATGTTGATAGTGAACTACCAGGTAAAATCATTGTAAGAGAGTCATTAGAGCCATTTAGTAAGAATGATCCTGACAGAGATTTAAAGAAAGCCGGAGATACAGGGATTATCTGTGCTGTACAAGGTCAACCTATTTATAGGAAAACATTTTTTGTAGCTGATATAACAGCTCAAGATGTATTAGTTGCTCATGATAATGGAGATGCCATTAAAGAAGCTAATGGTACAACTAATAAAACTGTAAAAGCAACAGCAACACCAGCTGAAGCATTTGGATTACAAGATTCAGATGAAATAGAAGCTGATAACACTCAAGAAGATGGTACTCCACCATTAGATGAAGTGGAAGAAGTAGTTGAAGAAACCGTTGAAAGTTTTGAACTATAAAGTTAAATCATGATCAATGAATTAGGGATGGCTATGTAAAAATAGCTGTCCCTTTTTTATTATATACACTCACTTATTACTAATATTAAATCAAACAAGTATGTTATCAAAGAAACAAATCCAAAAATTAGAACTCAGCAAAAAACAAGATCAATTAAGTAAGCGTAAAGAACGTTATGAATATCTAGGTATTCTAAATGAATATCAGTTACATCCACCTTCTATAATAAATAACTTTGAGTATTGTAAACTAAATCCATATCAACATTTTTTGTTTAAACGTGTACTACATGGTTTAAGAGTTTATAAACCTGAAGAAGTTAAGAAACTACATTGGGATAAGAAAAGAAGAATTACTAAGGTATGGAAACGTGCTCAGAAAGAACTGAATGCATGGAAACAATATCTTTGTAATAAGAAAATAAATTTGTATCTTAGGAAGACTTTTAAATGTAGTCCTTTAGCCTTATATATAGCAAGTATACCAGCTGAAGAAACATTAGAAGATTATACTAACACAATGACTTTCAAAGAATTAGGTATTACATATGAAGATATTGTACTAAAATTTATGTCATTGGGTTTATTACCTAAGAACTACTTTACTTTAGATCCTAATGGCTATCAGAAAAGCATCTAAAAAAATGGCTAAGGCTAACAATATGTACTCAAAACTACGTATTGAATATCTTAGTAATAATGGTATCTGTCATGCAAAGATACATCGTTGTACTTTGCATGCTACAGATATACATCATAAAAAAGGGCGTGGTGAGTATCATTTAGATACCTCAACATGGTTACCAGTATGCAGAAATTGTCATATGTGGATAGAAGAAAATCCTTCTGATGCATATGAATTAGGTTTTTCACAATTAAGAAAATAAGATGGATAATAATCATAAACATAAGTTATTTACATGGAGTATAATAATACTAATAACAGTACTAATATGGTACACAATAATCAAAAACGTACTATGTCTGATAGAGACATAGTTCAAGCAGATGCATTGTCTATAGCAGTGCAACATAAAAGATGTGGTCTAGGTATATCAATGGGAGTTGGTAAAACTAGAATTGCAATAAATCATTTACTAAAGAACTTTAATCCATTTATAAATGTTTTAGTAGCAGTACCAAAGAAATCTGTTATGAAGTCTTGGTATAATGAATTAGATAAGATGAATAATAATGTTTTAGCAGATGCAAATATAACATTAGAAGATCATATTACTTTTACTACATACTTATCACTTAATAAATGTAATCCAAATGATTATGATATTGTTTATTTAGATGAATGTCATAGTTTAAAATTATCTCATGAAGCTTTTTTATCAAATTTTAAGGGTAAAATCTTAGGCCTTACAGGTACACCACCAAAGAGAAAAGCATCTGAAAAATGGTTGATGGTACAAAAGTATTGTCCTATTAAGTATACTTTTGATATAGATGAAGCAACTGATTCTAATATACTAAATGATTATAAAATTATAGTACATGAATTAGAACTATCAAAACTACCAACATTAAAGAAAAAAAATAAAGCTGGTGGCTTTTGGTATACATCAGAAGAGAAAGATTATAACTATGTTTTATCTAGAGTAGCAGCAGCCTCAACACCAAAGCAACAACAGTTTGCATATATAATGAGAATGCGTGCTCTTATGGATTATACAAGTAAAGAAAGCTATGTCAAAAGTATATTAAAAAATGTCAATGCTAAATGTATTGTATTTGCCAACACTCAAAAGCAATCAGATAGAATATGTAAGCATAGTTATCATTCTGGTAATCCTAAATCAGAAGAGAACTTAGAATTGTTCTCTGATGGTAGAATTGATCAGTTATCTTGCGTGTTACAATTATCAGAAGGTGTTACAATTCCTAAGCTTAAAGCAGGAATTATTATGCATGCTTATGGTAATGAACGTAAAACAGCACAAAGAATAGGTAGATTATTAAGATTAAATCCTAATGAGACAGCTACCTGTCACATTCTGTGTTACAAAGGTACACAAGATGAAAGATGGGTTGAACAGGCCTTAGATACATTTGATAATAATAAAATTAAATACTATAATCCACTAAAAAAATGAAAATAATTCCAATGATGTTTCTGTTAGCTTTATTAATGCTAACAATAAGCATAATAAACAAAAAAGAATAATTATGGGTAGAATGAAAGAACTATTTATGGAACAACAGCAAAACTCTGAATATCGTGGAGCACATGATGCTATGATACACGGTCTTGCTAGAACATCAGTTGAAGAATTTATTCCTGATATTGAACATGTTTGTCCTAATTGCTATGGTAAAAATAAATTACATAGTATGATTAGGAGTGAAACAGAAGCTGAATGTTTAGACTGCGGTCAAGAATTTATAATTATAGAAAAAAATACACTTAGATTTAAATAATGACAATAAAAGAAATGAGAAATCAAATGATAGGTGTTGCACTTAAAAGATCTAAAACTAAATTAGAAGCTGCAGAACTATTAGGAATAACAGAAAAAACATTATATAACTATTTAAAAGAAATAAAAAATGGGAAGTAAAAAAAACGTAGTACCAATGAGTGTATTTGGTCATAAGATAGAAGTAGAATATTACTATTATCCTGGAGAAGATGAAGTACATACAGAACCTAATGGAGATCCAGGAACTCCTGGTTCACCTCCATCAGCAGAGATTTGGAGAATGTGGTGTGAATTAGAAAATGATGAAGGTAGCACCAGTATAGTAGATATTTCAGATTTTGGATATCGTGATATGATAGCTGAAGAAATAATAGAAAAGTTCCATGATTAATAGTGGTATAGAATGGGCATGGATGGATGACAATTCTTCTGACACAAAGGTAATAAATGGAAAAACATATAAATTAATAAATAAAGAATGGGTACGCCAAAGACCTCATGGCATAGATGAGGTTGATCCACATGATCCAGATTATAGCTGGTTATGGGATGTAGATAGATCAAGATAATATGAAACACTGGTATAACGAAGGTAAAGAGTATTTAAGAAAAAAAGAAAACAAACATCCTTACTATGATAGTGATAGGAAAAAACATACTGAAGAATTTTCTTTAAGGGTAACTGCATTTTGTATTGTTGGTATGATAATAATATTAATTTTAGCAAAAATATTTCAATAATCATATGAGAAATCAATTATTTGTACAAGCAACAATCAAGGAAGGTAAATTACACTTTCCTGTAAAAGCTTTTGAGACTAAGTATAACAAGTTTATTTCTGAGCAACCTGATGGTGCACGTATAGAATTATTTATAGGTGTGCAAGATGGTAAGGGTAGTAACCCACAATTGGCAAGAGTTCATGCTATGATAAGAGAGATAGCTAATGAAGTAGGTCACACCTTTGAAGAGATGAAGTTACAAGTTAAGCGTAAAGCTGGCCTATGTTTTAATAAGAACGGGGTAGAATTCTGTAAGTCTTTTGGTAAGTGTGATAAAGAAGAATTAAACCTGGCTATTCAAGCTTGTCTTGAGATAGGAGACTTTAGTGGAATGCAATTAAGATAATTACTTAACAATTTTTAGTTTAGAACTCATCTCTTTTAATTTTTCAGTAACATCATTACCTTCAAAAGCTTCTTTAGCAAGCTGCTGGAACTCTGCTTTTGTTGTGGATGTTTCAGTTTGAATTTCTAAACCTTGCTCTTTTGCTTTAAATTTTAAGTATTGTAATAAAGAATATAATGTATAAAGTTGAGACTCCCATTTATCTAATTCAGGTAAAGATTGTAGTTCTTCATCAGTTACACCTTCTTTATTTGCAGTTTTAACAATAGTATCAAATTTTTTGAATACTTCACCTATTGTTTCTACTTTATCTTCTGCCATTATTTTTTCACTAATAATAGTTTGTAGACCAGGAATATATAATGATGATAATGTTATACCAGTTATTTCTTTTTTAAAGTCATAAGTGGTATATGTTTGCATTCTTTCTTTTTGATCAGCCATAGTATTTAATTTAAAAGGTAAATATAATAATAAATTATGAATAATATAGATATAAATATAGTAAAATTAAGGGAAACTTTAAATGATAAACTGGTTGATTCTGGTTGGGAGCCTTTATTGTCTCCATATGTAAATGGTTTAAACTTTGATTATGTAGTAAATGAATTAGTGAAGCAAGTAGCAGAAGGCAGAAGGTTTACACCTAAGTTTAAGAATATTTTTAATGCATTCTATGAATGTCCACGTGAAGATTTAAAAGTAGTTATAGTAGGTCAAGATCCATATCCACAGTTAGGAGTTGCTGATGGTATAGCATTTAGTTGTAGTATTAAAGGTAAAGCAGAAAAATCCCTGCAGTATATAAATAAATCATTAGGTACAAATCACACAGATTTAAGATGTTGGTCTAATCAAGGTGTATTACTTATTAATACTGCATTGACTGTTGAAGTAAATAAGATTGGTTCTCACTATCATTTGTGGAAATCCTTTATAGAATATTTCTTTGAGGGTTTAAACCGGTGTTGTCCAGATACAATATTTATTATGATGGGTAAGAAAGCTGAAGAATGGCAAACTCTTATACCTAATTGTACAATTCTTAAATGTCCTCACCCAGCATCAGCTGCATATAGAGGTGGAGAATGGGACTCTAAAGATGTATTCAATAAAGCTAATTTAATTCTTGAAAAGCTAGGAAAAGATAGTATAACTTGGTAACATTTTGTATCTTTATAAACTTTAAAACCAATAAGATATGTGGGAACTATTTCAAAAAATGTTGAAGAATAACCTTACACCCAATCAGGTAATAACTTTGTTTGGGATGAGAGAGGGAGTATCTTTACCTATTACAACAGATGATGATAAAAAAGCATTAGTTGATAATAATTATATAGAACATACTGATGGTGTATACAAGTTAACAAGACATGGTAAGCTTATCATTATAAATCTAGATAACTATTTTATAAAAGCTAAGAAGAAAACAGATATCCAGCTTATGGGTAAGAACTTTTTAGATAAGATTAATCAGTATAGAGAGATCTTTCCTGCTAAAAAATTACCAAGCGGTAAACTTGCTAGAAATAATGTAAAAGCTCTAGCAGACGCTTTTAGATGGTTTTTTGAGACTTATGACCATAAGTGGGAAGATGTAGTCAAAGCTACTAAAATGTACGTAAATGAGTACAGGAACTCTGATTATATGTATATGCAGACTAGTCAATACTTTATTTGCAAACAAGATAAACATAGAGTTAAACACTCTACACTAGCGGATTATTGTGATATGATACTAGAAGGTATTAATACAGAAGATGAACACTTTAAAGAAAACGTTGTATGAGTAAAACCAAAGATGCATGGCTTGGCCAGTACACAGCTTTTAATGAAGCACTTAAATACATGTACAAAAGATCTACCGGTGAGGAAAAATCTATATATACACCTTGGCCAAAGTTTAATGATGCAACTACAGATGGTTTAGAATGGAATACACTGACTGTAATTGGTGGTAGACCTGGCTCAGGTAAAACACTAATTAAAGACCAAATAATTAGAGAATCATTTACATTAAATCCTAATGATAAGTTTAGAGTATTAGAATTTCAGTTTGAGATGGTTGGTAGAACATCAGCTATTAGAGAATTTAGTTCTATTACAGGTAAAACTTATAAGGAATTGTGTAGTGCTGGTAGTGTATTGACCAAAGACACATTAAATACTTGTCATCAGTACGCTAAGGAAAGAGTAAAATACCCTGTTGATATTATCAGCACACCTATGACTGTCAATCAAATGCGTGAACAAATTGATAGGTATATGAATCATCATAAGGGTACAAATACTATAGTAACATTAGATCATAGTATGTTAGTGAAGAGAGCACCATATCAAAATAGTACATTAGATATGTTATTTGAGTTAGGTGAGTTCTTTACACAATGCAAACGAGATTATCCTTGTTTGTTTATTTGTTTATCACAACTTAACCGTAATATAGATAACCCAGAGCGGGCTATAGATGGTAAGTATGGTAATTATATTCTTGAGTCAGATATATTTGGATCAGATGCTATGTTACAGCATGCAGATACTTTAATAGGTATCAATAGGCCAGCTAAACAAAAGATTAGATTCTATGGGCCTGATAGATATATTATAGAAAATGATAGAACTTTAGTATTACATTTTCTAAAAGCTAGAAATGGTGATGCACGCATGAGTTTCTTTAAAGCTAAGTTTGAACAAATGCAAATAGAAGAAATGGCAACACCAGGACAACAAGAACGTAGATGATAAGTACAAAAAATATAAATAATGAAAATATGGGTATAACACCTGCAGAAAGAAAAATCAAAGTAAATAAATTAAAAGAAGAGCATGAAGATTATTTCCAAACTATTGGTAATATAAATGCACTATATATTCCTAAGATGGCTTACAGGCCAGCTGGTAAGGATGAATTATATATTAGCTTTTTTCCAAGTGAGTTAGAGAAAGAACAAGATATATTTACAGAATTTGTATCTATAGAATATGATTCAGAAGATCCCAAAAGAACATTATATCTTTTAAGACACAATCCACATTGGAAAGATGAATATGAATTGATAACTAGCAGTTCTGGTTTTCAAAGACATATGATTCCTGTAAGTGAATTAAAAGTAATTAATGATGTTACAAATAGAACTGGGAAAAAAGTTATAGATAAAAGTTTAGAATTTTTTAATATTGCTGACCCAGAAGCTACACCATCTTCAGAGTTAGTTAATAAACTAGAAGATATTAATCAAACACTAATAACATTAACTAAAGTAATCAATAAATTAATTAAATAAACATGGCACAAAGCGTATTAGTAATTGCTGATTCAGGTACAGGAAAGTCAACCTCAATCAGAACATTAAATCCTAAAGAGACTTTTATTATAAATATTGCAAATAAACCATTACCTTTCAAAGGGTATAAAAAGGATTATATACAAATAAGTAAAGAAAATCCTAATGGTAATATCACATCTGCATCTACAGCTGTAGGAATTATAAAAGCTATGAAGCATGTGAATGATAAGATGCCAAAAATCAAAACACTTGTTGTAGATGATTGGCAATATATGAGTTCTTTTGAATACTTTGATAGAGCTAATGAAAAAGGCTATGATAAGTTTACTCAGATTGCAGCTAACTTAGCTATGGTAGCTAAAATGCCTAAAGATATGAGAGATGACCTTACTATAATATTTCTAACACATTCAGAAGATTCTACTGATATAAATGGAAATAGAAAAGTTAAAGCTAAAACAATTGGTAAAATGATTGATAATGCTTTAACATTAGAGGGTCTATTCTCTATTGTTTTATTTGGTAAAGTAAATAAAAATGATGATGGTGAACTTGAATATGGTTTTGAAACTCAAAACAATGGAGAGAACACATGTAAATCACCAATGGGTATGTTTGAAGATAATTTTATCTCCAATGACCTAGCGTATGTAAAAGAATGCATACAGAAATATGAAGAATAATAATAAATTAATTAAAAAAAGAAAATTATGTTAAGTACTAAAGACATGTCTGCAGGGTCAGGCAACATTAAACCAGTAGTAGGACCAGGCAACAATGTAATCAGAATTAATTCTGTATCATTTGATGTAACTCCGTATGATGCGGATGCATATAATATTGTATTGCATGTAGAAACGGAACCTGTTGCAGGAGAATTCAATGGCTTCCTAAAGGATATGAATAATCCTAATGGACCACGTTATGAAGGTCAGGTAGGTAGAGTTAGATTCTCACCATATCCATATAAAGATGCAACTTTACCAAGCGGGAGAGAGATAAGTAGAGATACTGAAGTTCTCAAGAGTATGGTATATCTTAGTGAAGTTTTAAATAAAAGAGCTGAGCTAGATAAGATAGAGGCCAATACTATTGAAGCATTTATGGTAGAGTGTAATAAACTATTTTCTAATAGCCCTTTCTTTAATGCATGTTTAGGTGCACGTGAATGGGAAAATAAGGAAGGTTATATTAATAATGATTTATTCTTACCAAGAATGAGTAAAGATGGTATTCCATTAGAAGAATTAAATAAAGAAGGGTCAAGACTTCTAACATTTGATCCTAATAATAATCAACATCTTAGAAAAATAGAGAAGAAAGCAAGCGCTCAAGCAGCTAGCTTTGAACCTGCTAATGCTGCAGGAGATGATTTTGATTTATAGTTGAATCAAGTAATGATAGGGGTAGACGTTGTGGTTGACTACTACCCCTTGATTTATATTAATAATGGAATAAGATGTTTAACACAAAGAATTATGTATTAGAAGGTTCAGATGTTCCAAGCACATGGGTATTTCAATATTATTTAAACTTACCAGAAAGCCTAACAGGTCAAGATGTAAAGATTAAGTCTATATTTAATCCTACAGAAAAAACTCCTAGCTTTTGTATATATGTAGATAAGAACATTATGCAATATAAGTTTAAGGATTTTTCAACTGGTAAAAGTGGTAATAAAGTTGACTTAGTTAAATCTCTATTTAATATAGAGTTTAGTGATGCTATGAGTAAAATAGTATCAGACTATAATAATTATGTGAAGTCACCTGAATATAAAAACACAGAAATAAAACCTCAAGCAAAATGGAAAATAGATTATATAAAGAATAGAGGCTGGACTGTTGAAGATAAAGATTATTGGTTATCCTTTAGAATTGGTAAAACAATGCTAGATTTCTATAATGTAAAACCTATAGAATACTATAACTTAATAAAAGAAGAAGATACTGAGATAGAAAAATTAAAAATTTCTAGTAAACATATGTATGGATACTTTGATAAAGATGGTAACGTATACAAGATCTATCAACCTCATAGTAAAAGACATAAGTTTCATAAAGTTAAACCTTATTTACAAGGCTTTGACCAGTTAAGGTTTGATCAACCATATTTAGTTATCTGTTCATCTCTTAAAGATGCAATGTGCCTAAAAGGTATGGGATATAATTTAGAAGTACTAGCACCAGATAGTGAGAATACTATGATTAAACCCCATATAATTGAGCATCTTAAAAAGAAATATAAAAAGATAATAACTCTTTTTGATAATGATGATGCAGGTAAAGCAGCTATTAATAAGTATAGTGAACTTTATAAATTAGATGGTATGGTTTGTCCATCAGCTAAAGATATATCTGATGCTATGAAAAATTCTGGTTTTAAAACAGTACACTTGATGATTCAACCAATATTAAAAAATATTTTAAATAAATAATATGAGAACAATTAGATGGTGGATACCAGGTAATGTTCCTTCCAGTAAAAATGGTAGGCGCTGGACTGGTAAATATTTTATAGCTAGCAAGGCTGTAATGAACTATAGAAAAGCTACTAAACATATTTATCTTAAGTATACTGATGATTTTAAGAAAGAACTAGCAAAGCAAGAGCTTCCTGTTAAGATCAGATTTGAATTTATTAGAGGTAGCCGTCATAAGTTTGACTATATAAATCCTGCACAAACAGTACAAGATGATATGGTTAAGTATGGATGGATTGAAGATGATAATGCAGAGTTTATAATTCCTGCATTTACTAAATACTCTTATGATAAGAGAAATCCTGGTGTATGGATAGAGTTAATATTAGAAAATGAAGAAGAAATCTAAGATAATATCAGCAGAAGAATTTTTCAGATTAAGAGAAATGTTCATGGGCTTAGATGAAGATGCTGCAATTGCTGCAGAAATATATAAAAATAGTGATATTCATCAAAAAGAAATAATTGATATTTTGATGGCTAAAGCATTGGTGTTTGAACCAAGAAAAAAGTTTTGTGATGCAATTAAGTTTTCAATTAATTTACCAACTCATAGAAAGATTTATGCTTTTATGAAAGAGTCACAAGCAGAGGAAATTTATTTTAATATTTTAAAGGACATATGATAAGTACAGTACAAGAGAATGTCTCTAGAGTTTCTAAGACATTAATATTTACAGAGCCCTTTTATGGGCTCTTTTTGATTGGTTTAAATAAAAAATATATAACAACTATACCTACAGCAGGTGTTAGTAAACAAGGTATAGGTATTCAATTATCTATTAATCCAGAATTCTATATGAATTTAACTGAGGATCATAGATATGGTTTAATTAAACATGAGCTATTGCATATTGCATTTGGCCATTTATTATTAAGAGATCTATATTCTGATCACAAGTTATTTAATATAGCAGCTGACTTAGAAATCAATCAGTATATAGATTCACATAGACTTCCTGAAGGAGGATTATTATTATCTAGCTTTCCTGAACTAAAGTTGCCTACTAAGGCAGGCACTAAGGTATACTATGATTTATTACAAGAAGCAAAAGATGAAGGAACATGCCCTTCTTTAGATAGTCTTATGAATACTATGGATGGTAATTCACCATATTGTCACGGAACATGGGATGAGTTTGATGAGTTATCTTCTGCAGATAAAAAGCTAGTTCAAAAACAAGTAGAGCATCAACTAAAAGAAGTTGCACAAGCTACAGAAAAGAGAGCTGGTAGTGTTCCTGGAGAATTACAAGATCTGATAGATAGGCTAACTCACATTGAGCCTCCTAAGTTTGATTGGAAAGGTTATCTAAAAAGGTTTGTAGGTAATTCTAGTATAGTATATACAAAAAAGCTGAGACGTAAGTATAATAAACGTTATGCAGCAAATCCAGGACTTAAGATTAAATTTAAGAATCATATTCTTGTTGGTGTTGACACAAGTGGATCTGTAAATAATGATGAGCTAAAAGAATTTTTTAGTGAGCTTACTCATATGCATAAAACGGGTCACAAGATTACAGTAGCACAATGTGATACTAAAATAAATAGTATAAAAGAATTCAATCCTAAAAAGGATTGGGAAATACATGGTCGTGGTGGAACTAGTTTTCAACCAGTTATTGATCACTTTAATGAAAAGAAAGGGCAATACACCGCTCTAATATATTTAACAGATGGTGAGGCTTATGCTCCAGATAACTGTCCCAAGAACACACTTTGGGTTCACAGCAGTAACTGTAGTATAAATGAAGACTTACCAGGTAAATTAATCCAATTAAATTAATAGAAAGATGCAAGTAAATTTAAACGTAACAGAGTTAAAAGGTTTTGTTAACCACATAATTAAGAATAATAGATTCCTTCAAGATAATGGAAAAGGTCCTGTATCAGTAGAAGTTGTAGGAGAATCAGGTATTGGTAAAACATCCACTATAGTAGAGCTAGCTACAGAAAACAAACTAAAATTTGTAAAACTAAACTTAGCTCAGATAGAAGAACTTGGTGATTTAGTTGGTTTTCCAGTACGTCAATTCCAGATGTATAAAGAAAAACAAGTAACAATACCAGGTAACAAAGATGTATCTATGGTAACTGCAACACAAAGAGCTGCAGGTGCCAGTTTAGCTAATCTAAACACTAAAGTAACTAAGAAAGTTGGTATGTGGGTAGATGAACTTGCTGTACAAGAGTATCTAAAGAATGGATACAAAATGACCGGTAAGAATAGAATGTCTTATTGTGCACCTGAATGGATTTCTGACGCTAAAGAAGGTGGTATCTTATTATTAGATGACTGGAACCGTGCTGATACAAGATTTATTCAAGCAGTGATGGAATTAATAGATAGACAAACTTATATTTCATGGACATTACCAAAAGACTGGCACATAATTTTGACAGCAAACCCGGATAATGGAGATTATATGGTTAACAGTGTAGATAGTGCACAGAAGACCAGATATGTAACCGCTAATCTTAAGTTTGATGTTAATGTATGGGCACAATGGGCTGAGGGTGCAGGAATTGATACTAGATGTATTAACTTCCTGCTGCTCCATCCAGAGTTAGTAACACAAGAAACTAATGCAAGATCAATTACTACATTCTTTAATTCAATTTCAAGCTTTGAAAAGTTTGAGGATAATCTTAGTATGATTCAAATGATTGGTGAAGGTAGTGTTGGTGATGCTTTTGCTTCTATGTTTACAACCTTTATTAATAACAAGCTTGATAAGCTAGTATCACCTAAAGAATTATTGACTCATGATAATGAGCAATATATTCTTGGTCAGCTTAAATCTTGTGTTGGTGAAGATGATACATACCGTGCAGATATAGCATCTACACTAGCTACCAGACTTGGTAACTATGCAGTAGTATATTCTAAGGATAATACTATTACACAAAAAATTACTGATAGATTAAAAGCACTTTGTACTCTAGATTATTTTACAAATGATCTTAAGTATTTAATTGTGCGTACAATCTTTAATGGTAATAAAAGTAAATTTAATAAACTAATGATGATCCCTGAGATTATCAAAATGACAATGAAGTAAAATGGCAAGTAAATCAGTATTTCAGAAATATAATACTGATGCATTAGATCATTATGATTTGGCTAATGACCCTAAATACGGGGTCATAGCCGGATCTAATATTGAAGATGTATTAGTAACAGAAGATGAACTCACATATGAGACTATAAAAGGATTACTTTCTAATCCAACTGAGACAGATCAAACATTTGTAAATAAGAAGAAAGCTTTTATCTTACCGGGTTGTCCAGTAAGTAATGAAAGATTAAAACCTGCTTTAAAAGAGCATGGTATTACTGTAACAAATGATTATACATTAGCTGACTTGATAATAGGTCATGATGATTTTCATGATAGGTTTGAAAATGGTGAGACAATAAAAACTACTATGCTTCTATATAAACTTTGGAATTATGAAACAACCAGTGGAGCCAATGTAGGCGGTGGAAGTATTGATAAACTAATAAAAGGTCACACAAATCATGTATTGGTTACGCCTAAAGTTACTAATCAAATTAGGTATTATGATCTTGATATAGAAGATTCAGTTTATGATTCTTGGGTCATAACAGGATTAGCATTAAACATTGCTTGGGATATAGAACAAGGTAGTAAAAGTGTTGTTGATGTAGATACAGTTTTACATACTTCGGCATCTAAGCAAGATTTAACTCCTGAGTTATCTGATCAGATTATAGCTATGTGGAATGCGGGTGGAGATGATAGAGCAGTAGCTCAAGCATTGCTTCCTACACTAAAGTATGATGATAACTATCATTTGCTTTGGAATCTAACACAAAGACTAGGAACCGTACATTATAGTCACCATAATAAAGATCTCAACTACTGGTTAAAACAATGTAACTGGGAAGGATTTTATAATCGTGATGCACAAAATATGGTGTTATGGTTAGAAGAAGAAGGGAAACTAAATTCTAAAAACTTTAGATATTTAGAGCCTATAGTACGTAGAGAGATAACCATACATAACAGAGATCTATACGTATTTCAAGTAGCAGTTAAAAAACAATATCGTAAATATTTAAAAAATGAAAAAGAGATATCTAATTGATGTAAAATACAGAGATGAAGACCTTCAAGATGGAGGATTATATAAAATTAAAGAAAGTGCCATTAGAATAGCAGAAAGTGGTATTTTCTTAGGTCATACTAGTAACTGGCAAGTTAATAAGAATGATTTAAAAACTCTTAACATTCATACTAAACCGCAGGATATAGATCTTACTAATAAAAAAGTATATAGGTATCCTCATCTTACATTACCTAGACAAAAGGTAGATTTATTAAAAGAAAGGTTTGGTATGAAAATTATAAGAAATCCTGATAAAGCAGATTATCATGTAATATCTAGTAAATTTATTGGTAAATTGATAAACTTAGATTGGAGTAATCATTTTACTTTTTCTGATATTTTTAATTTTTTCAAGGAACTAAAAGAGCTAGATACATTATCTCCATCAGGATTAGAGAAAGCAAGAGACTTTGTTAATCATGGTGATAGAGATGGAATATACTCTTTTATGAGTTCTTATTATTATGGTAGTGATAAAAAAGCTGATGCAGTAAGAAAAAATATAGAAAAAGCTAAAGTTAATTTATCAAAATCATCATTTGCTAATACAGCTACTAGAGCTTTTACTATAAATGAGAATGAAAAAATAGACACATATACTAATCTTGTAAATAATGCAGATAAAATTATTTATGATCTAGATCTTTTAGATATTATTGATGAAGATCTTGCTGTGATAGATAATTCTGAATATGATAGGATAAAGCAAATGATATGTAGTTCTGATAGAGAAAATAGAACTCTTGCAATTGAGATGCTTGCTAATTGTAATATCAATAAGTCTTTTGATGTAGTATCAGGATTATATTATTGGCATTATGATTGGTTTAAAGATACAGCTAACTGGAATTCAGTTAATGTAAAATCTTTAAGAGAACAATTGAAGGCATATGAAGGATCAAAGCAAATATCTGCTTCATATCCATATAATCAGTTTCTAAATCTTTTGGCCAGTGATGGAAAATTAACTAAATTTGCAGTAGATAGGACTAGAAATAACTTAGTAAAGAATGTATTGAAAAACTATGTAAATGGTGATGGTAATGCATTCTCAGTAGCCACAGATAAAGTTATTTTAAATCCCAAATTAACAGAACAAATAATTGATGAATAGAAACTTAGAAAAAGAAGAAGAGTTTTATGCTAAGCCTTTTAGGTTTAGCTACTCTTCTCTTAATAAACTTTTATTTTCACCTTCCTTATTTTATAAGGACTATATATTACAAGAACGTGAGGTAAGAACTGATAAACATTTAGTAGAAGGTAAGCTTGTACATTGTTTAGTGTTTGAACCTGAGAACTTAAATAAAAAGTTTAACATAGTACCTGGTAAAGCGCCATCAGATAGTGTTAGAAAGGTATTAAAAGACATGTCACTGCATACAGATGTTGAAAAGCTATCAGAAGTAGATGATTTTATTATATTAGATTCACTAAAAGAAATGAATCTTTATCAGTCATTAAAAGCAGATGAGGCTCGTATTGCTAAAATCAGAACTCTTGATAATGAACCTTATTGGAAATTTTTATCTAATGATGCTGTTGATGTTATTAATCAAGATACTTTGTTAGATTGCAAGGCAAAGTCTGAGGTTATAATTGCTAATGAAAAAGTCATGAATTTATTTAAAGATGAACAAACTGATTTTGACTTAGACCCAATAAGTATATATGCAGAAAAGTATTTGTCTTCTGAACTTAAAAACGTTGACTTTGGATTACACGGTTATGTAGATTATTTAAAGATAGATACAGATAAAAAGATTGCAACAATATGTGATCTTAAAACAACTGGTAAAACAATTTCAGATTTTAAAGAAACTGTTGATTTCTATAATTATTGGTTACAGGCAGCTATTTATATGAAATTAGTTTATGATTTTATAGAAAAAGATGCAGATCAATATAAACTAGAATTTAAGTTTATTGTTATAGATAAGTATAATCAGGTATATGTATTTGATGTTAGTGATGAAACCATAAATGCATGGACAAATGGTCTTGAAGGTGTTATAAACACTGCAAAATTCCATTATTCAGAGAAAAACTACAGTTTACCATATGATTTCTTAGTTAATAACATTAAATTATAGTATGAGTGAAGTGTATACAGATTATTTTCAAAAGAGTAAAATCTTTCTATATCCATTACTAAAGATAAAGAAAGGATTAAATTTTGTTCCTAAGCAGACATATGTTTGCTGGGAACATGTTTACTCTGTTAATGATTTTAAGTTTTTATGTCAGTATAATTATAAAAATAAGGAGAAATTCCAAAAATTTATAATGAAAACATTTAAAGATCATCCACTGTTTGATGATATTATAAAACTAAGTGACACATCAGCTTTAGTCATATTTGATTTTACAACATTAAAAAATGATTATAAAAGATTTATTGATGGGCAATATTCTAAGTTGTCTCTAGATACTAAAATCACTATAATAGATTTTTTTGGACAGAATACTACTATACATGAATGTATACAAGGGTTTTTATCTCCAGAAGAAGTGCACGAACTATATGCAAAAAATTTACAAGTAGATATAAAATTGATAAAAGAAATATATGAAGTTTGTAGTAAGCCAAATCTAAAAAAAGAAACAATAGTAGATAATAATTATATTATTTACCAATTATTACAAAAAGAATCAATATCTTTGATTAAATAAATCAATTAATTTTATGGCACAAATAGGACAAAACATGATGTTAGTACATTCTACATTTAGAAATGCTAAATCATTTACATTAATTCCAGTGAGTAATGACTCACCATACACAGAAGCTATGTTTGACCCTGCGTCAGGCATTTTAGCAGTCATCAGTAAAGTGATGAAACAATCTTATCATATGGTTCCAAAGTTAGATGACAATGGAGAACCACAAAGATTAAAACATCCAAACCCACAAACAGGTAAAACTGTTAAAGAAGAGAGAAGGCTAGTGGATACATTCTCTGAATTCTATTTAAATAATAAAAATGATATAGATGTATTTATTCATATGTTTGCGGTAAATGCTGAAACATTTGATTATAAATCATATATGGTAGATGTTAATGAAACAAAACAATCTCCAATCATAATGTCAACTAAATAAGGACTCAGTCCTATCCACTAATCTTAAGTCTATTATTTACTGACACAAAGGAGACATACTATGTATGTCTTTTTTTGTGCAAAACTTTAATGATTACTATATGAAGAAACATTGGGTAATGGATTATGAAACCTTAGCTAATTGTTTTGTTGCTGTATTTGAAGATTATAAATCTCTTGAAACAAAAATATTTGTTGTACACGATCTACAAAATGATTTTGGTAAATTCATACTCTTTCTAAAAGATAACATAAGAAAAAAAGAATGGCATATATCCTATAATGGATTAGCATTTGATGCGCAGGTCACTCACTATATATTAGAAAATCATACAAAATGGGATGCAGACTTAAAAGGTTCTGAGATAGCTTGTGCTATATATAACTACGCACAAATTTGTATACAAAAGTCAAATAATAAAGAATGGGGTGATTACCCACAATGGAAAATGGAAATAGGTCAGATAGATTTATTTAAATTACATCATTGGGATAATCCTGCTAAACGTTCAAGTCTTAAATGGATACAATATAGTATGGATTGGGAAAACATTCTTGATATGCCTATTCATCATGAGACAGAAATTACTACTAAAGAAGAGTTAGATACTATTATTGGTTATTGTATAAATGATGTAAGATCCACAAAGGAAATATTTAAAAGATCTATATCACAAATTAAATTAAGGAAAGAACTAACCTCTACATATGGAATTAATCTTTTTAGTGCTTCAGAACCTAGAATAAGTAAAGAAATATTTGGTTACTATCTATCACGTAATCTTAATATACCAAAAAGAGATCTCAAGAAGATGAGAACTTATAGAGATGTATTAAAGATTAAAGATATATTATTATCATACATTTCTTTTACATCACCAGAGTTTAAAGTATTACATGAAAGATTTAAGTCTCTTGATATAGATGCTAGCAAATTAAAAGGTAGCTTTAAGTATAGAGTTAATTACAAAGGTGTAAATACAGACTTTGGTTTAGGTGGTGTACACGGTGCTAGAAAGAAAGGAGTCTATGAATCTAATGATGATGTTGTTATAATATCTTCTGATGTTACCAGTTTCTATCCTAATCTAGCTATAAAGAATCAATGGTCTCCTGGACACTTCCCTAAAGAAGAGTTTTGTGATCAGTATGAGTGGTTCTTTGAAGAGCGTAAGAAGATACCTAAGAGTAATCCAATGAACTATGTATATAAGATTATACTTAATTCAACTTTTGGTCTTAGTAATGATGATAAAAGTTTCTTTTATGATCCAGAGCTTTGTGCTAGAATAACTATCAATGGACAGTTAACACTGATGATGTTATATGAACAGATAATGGAAAGAATTCCTGATGCAATTGCTTTAATACATAATACAGATGGTATAGAAACTATAATTCCTAGGAAAGATATGGATCTTTATATGGAAATATGTAAAGAATGGGAAGATACAACCAATCTTAATCTTGAGCATGATGAATATCAGAAGCTTGTATTAGCTGATGTCAATAATTATATTGGTGTGAATAACTATATAGATGTTGACATTACTAAGTGGAGAGAAGTTAAACAGAGTCAGCCTCATTATCTATTTAAGGTAGAGAATGACAAGTTTAGCTTTGCTCCTGTCAAGTTAAAAGGTCGTTTTGATTTCCATAATTTACAATTACACAAAAATAAATCAAAGCTTGTAATTCCTAAAGCTATATATCAATACTTTGTAAATAATGTTTTACCTGAAGAGTATTTAACTCAGAATAAAAATATTCTTGATTATTGTATTGGTGGAAAATCTAAAGGAGATTGGCAACAACAAGCTAGATTTATTAAAGATGGTGTATATACAGAAGAATCTTTACAAAAAATAAATAGATATTTTATATCTAACACGGGCGTAAAGATTGTCAAAGTTAATAAGAATGATAGACGTGAGATACAGCTTGAATCTGGTAAATGGCAACAAACTATTTTTAATAAGATGGAAGTAAGACCTAAATGGGATAACTATGATCTTAATAAAGGTTATTATTTAGCTGCTATTGAAAAAGAGATCAATGATATCATATCTATTAGTACAAATCAACTTAAATTATTTTGATTAAAGTCCAGAAGACTAAGACTCTAATTACTAAACCTAATAACAATAGTGCAAACTGCATAGCTCCCAATATTATCTACGGATGTTTTGGAGGCTGTGTAGACACTTATTGTTATATGTCTAGATATAATGGTAAAAGAGTTTTCGTCAATAAAAACGTAGATGAAATTTTTGAGTCTGTTGTTGAATGGGAAAAATTCTTTAATAAAGAACCAGATCAGCAAGACCCTATATATACTATGGTAGATGTTGCATGTAACTCAGATTTAGTTCTAATGCAAAAGCATATGCCAGAGCCTTTAATTGATTACCTTAAGCGTTATGATAATCATCCTCAGTTAAATAGTACTATGGCTACTAAGTATCCGGGGTTATTAAAGTTAGATGTAAATCACTTTAATAAACCACCACGGGTCCGTGTTAGTCTTATGCCTCAGAAGTATTCTAATATATTAGAACCCAAGATGCAGCAAATTACAAAGCGCATTATGGATGTTGAACGTTTAAAAGACTTAGGATGGCAAGTTCATCTTAATTATAGTCCTTTAGTTTTTTATCCCGGATGGAAAGAAGAATATGATAGTTTATTTAAAGAGGTTAAAATTAATGCAGGTATAAATAAATGTGAGGTAATCGCATTAACTAATCATAAAAAGCAAATGGCTAAAGCTTCATCAGAAGCCCAAGAATTGATGAGACGTTCTTATGAAGTTAAGAATCAGTCAGGAGTAATGAGATATCCTTTAGAGCATAAAGGTAGATTACTTAAAGAATTCAAGAAAATATATAGTAGATATTTTCCATTAAATACAATAAGATATATATTTTAGTTTGCTGAGTCAAATTAATTTATTATATTTACACTTTAAAAGTTTATAAATTATGGGATACAAAAAACCAATTGAAACAACCAGAAAATATCTGGAAAATGCACCCTTACCTCAACATGGTAAGAGTTATACAGTTATATCACATAAAGAAGTGATAGACAATACTTTATTTCTACTACAACATAGTGGATTTACTGTCAGTAAACAGCTATATAGATGTAATCATAATGCAAATGTAGCACAGGGAATATATTATATAGTTCCTAATAGTGTTGACTCAACCATTAATAATGAAAAAGAATTGGGTATGATGTTTGCTTGGACAAACTCATATGACAAGTCAACTAGATTTCAATGTGCTGTTGGAGCATATGTAAAAGTATGTTACAATGGTATGGTTGCTGGAGATATGTTAAATTTTAAAAGAAAACATACAGGGGCAGCACATTTTGATGTTAAGATGCAAATATCTAATCAGATTAAAAATGCAGAAAAGTATTACAAAAGAATACTTAATGATAGAGATCTGATGAAGAGTATTACACTTAACTGCAGACAACAAGCAGAGTTAGCAGGTAGATTATTTATTGAAGAAGAAATTTTAGATACACAACAAATGACATGTGTTAAATCTGAGATAGATACTCCTACGTATTCATATGATGAGTCTTTAGATTCTGCCTGGACATTCTACAATCATGTTACTCATGCTCTTAAGAAAGCACACCCAAGAGATTGGTTGGCTGACCAACAGAACTTTCATGATTTTATGACCGCACTATGTAATAGTTTTAATACTACTAATAGTAAGTATGAAAAATGGTTAACTGATAATCCAGATTATACAATATCAGATAAAGTAGAAGAAATATCTGAAACAGCACCAACTACTGAAGATGCTGAAGAAATAATAGTAAATGATTATGAGATAGAATTGGCGGATGTAGATTACACTAATGAATCTGAGTTCCTGCTGAATGATTAAAACATTTATAATAGCATTTATAGTAGGATTTATTTGCTTTTATATGTGTTTAACTAATAAGTATAATAAATAAACCGGAGAGAAAAACCAACAAGGGTCTAAGTTTTTGCATTCTTAGGCCCTCTCTCCTTTTAAAAAAGAATCACTTATGATAACAGTAATAGAATGGAGAAGAAGACAACAGTTTGAATCAAAAAAATTAGCATCAGAGTATTTTAAAATACCTATTTGGCTCATAAATAAAAGTATTGCAAATAATGAAGAGGTATCTTATAGAGTAGATGAAGTAAATACTCCATCACAAGTTAGAAAATATAAGTTCTCTCAAGCATATTTCCAAGGTGGTGCTACCAAAGAACTACCTATCCAAACAACTATACCCTTTGGAAAGTATAAAGGTAAAGAACCTAAAGAAGTTCCTCTTGGGTATCTTTTATGGATGTATAAAAAAACAGACTGCCCTATGGTTGTTTTAAGAGCACTAAGAGAAGTTAATAAATTAATGAACGGTAAATATGAAAAAGGTAAGAAAATGTAATTCTTGTGGGACAAGTGTTTTTAAAATTGATAATCCCCCCTATGCTTATGAGTGTAAGGTATGTAAAAAAGAAAAATTTGCTTATGAGACATATAATTTTATATCATTATTTAGCAAAGGCATAGTAATTATATTATTAGTGTTAGCCTGTAAACCACCTAAATATAATCCAGATACTGATCCTAATATATTAGATTGGTATGTAGACGGAAATGATACAGTAATCTATACAAAACAAGACTCTATTAAAGATGCTCGTGAAAGATGGGAATACATCAGAAGCATAGATAATGACAGCCTTTGGGAATGATTAGAATGTGCTTAATGCTGCTCTTCTCCAGTTATTATCAGCATAACAGACATAAATATGATTAGCATCAAATTTAATCTGTCCAGCTGTACCAGCAGCAGTTGCGCTTGAAGGTACTGAATCAACATTACCCTCAAAAGTATTTACATCTTTCCATTCTAAGTCAATGCTGCCTGCTGATTTAAGCATGGCCATACCAGTATTTCCTGCTGCTACTTTAGGTAGTCTCCAATATGTGTTAGCAATTGTTGAAGTTGATGCTGGTCCTGTTAGTTCTAACATACCATTACCATATAATTTAAATAAAGTATCTGTTACTCTTGCATCACCATTAGCGGAATCTAAGTATTCATTTATAATTGCAAAATAAGTAGCATCATTTTGTGCTGATGTTACAGTACCTGGATTAAAGAACAATTCATTTTCTCTTGACCCTGCTGAATTATTATAAGCAAAAGCCATACCTTGAACATTAGTAGGATTTGCTGATGCTGTATTTCCACTAACATATAAGTATCCGTTTGCTCCAGATCCGCTTGTTGTTAGTGGTCCTTGCATATTAGCTGCACCTGTAACTGTAAGTCCTCCATTAACTGTAACATCTGTAGCTGTAAGATTTACTACATCAGTACTAGCTACAGCAAGCCTTAAAGTAGTAACACCTTTTACTACACCATTACCAGCTAGATTTGCAAAACCATCATTGCCATTAGGACCTTCTACAGTTAAACCTCCATTTCTGACTGTTGCACCTGCTGTAACAGTTTGAAACTTTACAACATTATCATGATATAGATTTACACCAGCATCTACATTAAAATCAGCATAAGTTTCACTTGCAATAGCATCTTTTACAAGTCTTATTTTATTTTGACCATGTATTAATAAATCACCTGTTCCAACATCTCCTATAATACTATTACCAGTAGTTGCACTATGATAAATAGATAAATCACTTGCATTTGGCCCACCATTTCCAGCACCAAATCTTAAAATTGTATTATCTTCAAATCGAGCTGATCCTTTAAAGCTTATTATATTATTACTAGCTGCACCGTCATTTTCAAAAACTGATTGATTAGCATTTGTTGCTGATACATTTATTGCTCCAGCTATTGTTATAAGTGCTGTACTTTGAGTAGCTATTGAATCTCCTAATGTACTACCATCTGGTGTCCATAATGGAATTTTATTTGCTGTTCCTGATCCAGTTACTCCATCAGCCCATATAACAGTATTACTTGCAGTTGATTTTAATACTCTACCAGCTGAACCAGCTAAACTACTAGCAGAATCTTTTATGGGCCCTTGTATATTTGTAGTAGCTTCAAGGGTTAACTCTTCGGAATCCGCTGATCCTATTGTTAGCCTTCCATTCCCAGCAGTACTCCATACCATTGGTACGGGTGCACCATTTCCTATTACAGACCCACTGGCTGTAAACATTGCTACGTTAAGTGCAGTTCCTGTACCAGTTACTAAATCAAGACTGCTAATTAAGTCTCCAAGTTTAATTCTTTTGTTTTCACTAGCTGATTCATCAAGTATCATCAACTGATCTGTTATTACTGCATTGGTTGCAAGATCATTTAGAGTAGATATGGTAGTACCAATCTCTATATTACTACCTATAGAGACTACGTTTGATCCAAGCAAATTACCAACAGCACTAGACACTATAGATTTATAACCTACAGTTGTACCATCTGATATAATTAATTGACCAGCTGTTCCTGGAGGAAGAGGTTGTTGTATACCTTGAGCATTACCTACCCATATATTACCTTGTGGAAGAGCTACAACTGGATCATCATCTGACCATACAACTCTACCATCAGCTAAAGATCTTAATACTCTATTAGCAGCACCTGCTTCAGCACCAGCAGAATCAAGAACTCGGTTAAATAATGATGTGCCATGTGTAGTATCTCCTGATGTACCTAACTCAATTTTTGTTTTTAGTACAGTATCTTTGTTAACAGTAAGTCCACCGTCAATAGTAATTTTAGTAAGACCAGAAGAAGTAGACTGACTTGCAATACTATCTTCTATAGAAGTATTTTGATTAACACAAGTTCCAGATACTGGAGCATACATGGGTAAAGTCTTTACTGTAGCAGTACCATTTTGAAGTACTACATTTTCTAAAATTTGACACTTTAAATCCCCAAGCTTTAGTATAAAGGGTTCTCCTTTTGGTTGATAACCAGGATTTCCAACACTAGCTTGAAAAACTCTTCCAAGTTCAATGTAGTCTCTTTTAAAGTCTGCTTTTGTTTGCTTCTTATTTCGGTGTAGAAGTCCTAAAACCTCCTGTATAAATATGCTCATGATTCAAGTTTATAGATATAGTGCAGCCACTTTAACTGATGCTGTAGCTGAACATGTTATTTTTATATTTCCTGCTGTATTATTAAATGCTCTAGTCTCAAAAGGGCCTAAAAAACCTTCTTTTGTTGCAGCTAAAGTTAATACTGCATTTTCTTTTACTAATTTACCCAATTGTGGATCAACTACAGTAGTTATTTCAGGCACTACAGTAGCAGTTATACTAGAACTACTGTCATTTCGTACATGAAAAAACTGTACACCAGTATTAGTTACTTCATCTCCACCTGCTGCTGGAGTTACATAAGTTGGTAATAAACCAGATTGTGTTATCTGTTGTGCTGTTAACTTTGCCATAATTTAATTTTTAACTATTTCTGTATCCATTTTTAAAAGCTGCTGACTGAACTGGTTCTGCTGCTCTTGTGGATTTCATATCACATACAATACCAGCTTTAGCTAATCTTTGTCTTTTAGCAACTTTTTTTGCATTTCTTTTCTGTTGGGACTTCTGATATTGAGAAGTAGGGTTAAAGTACCCATTAGGTACATTACCGTCTCCCACCGGGAATGATATTTTTTTTGCCATAACTTTAATTTTTATTTTTTCATGTAAGCTTTACGTGCAGTCTTTCTGACCATACCTTTCTTAGTGCCTGCTTTCTTTTTTGAACCTCCTCTTTTATACTTTACTTTGCCACCATTAGTCATCATATCTAAAAGATCAGACTCCATACCTTGAAGACCTCCCATTTCACCTGCCATTTCCATAACTCTTTTACCAGCATTCATAATACCTTCACTAATGTAATCACCTTTTGATGATCCACTACCTGATGTAAGATTATTAGCCATACCCATGCCACCCATGTTCATTTTTTTAGCTAACATTTTTTTCATATTTCCCATAATTTCTAATTTTTAATTTTTGTTGTTACTTATTGTTTTAAATTTTTCTGCCCCTCTAGAACCAAAATATGCTACATAGACAGTTATTAAAAGTGACTTGAGTAAATCTACCCAGCCACCGTCAATACTAAAGTCTATATCAAAACCATCTAACAATATAAATATAACTAATGAAACAGTCAAAAATATTAACGTTAATGGTCTTGTATTTTTAGATAAGTATGAGTCAGACTTCATATCTGCCTGCCATCTCTTACTTACTTCTTGCATCTCAATCATGTCTTGTTCAAGAAGCTTCAATGCTTTTTCTTTGTCTTCTGGTGGCAATACAATATCAGGCTCCTTTTGTATAAGACCTTTAACAACACCCAATAGACCTGCATCAGGCAATGCATCACCAACTAAACCAACAATACTTGGAACTTTCTCTGTTAGGAATTTTCCAACCTTAGTTTCACTAAATCTTTTCTTTGGCTTACTCATAATTTTTTGTTTATGGATATATTCTTATTTCTATTCCTGTTCTTAATAATTGATTGTCAGCAAGACTTCCATTTTCCTGCGTACTTAACTGAAAACTTGCAGTAGCACCACCAAATATATTAATCACTACTGTTTGATTTTTTAAATTACCTTGTGCAGGTGCAAAAAATACTTTGTCCAAATTAGCCAGAGCTGTTCCCCAAGTACCTCTATACATACCTGTGTTTGTACGTGTCCATACAATAGTATTACCGGTTGTATTTTCTAGTACTGTTGCAACTGGTGCATCGGTTCCAGATTGTGATAACAACGCAGTATAGCTTGTATACGGTCTCCCATCTGTGGAATTAATAGTAATCTCATTTGCGCTTTGTGCTAATGTTACATTTGTACCTCCTATTAAAGATCTAAAATTAAGTGTCTCACCTACTTTATCTTTCCATATTGCAAATCCAGTTCCTGCATTAGCAGCCGTATTAGGCTCACCTGTTGTAGTTATCTCTACATAATCATCATCATCAGAGTTGGCAAGAGTCAGGTTGCTACTCAAAGACTTTAAGGATCTGTAAAATACAGTACAAGTCTCAAGAACGTCATCAGATTCTGTTTTCTGATATACTTGACCAGTGCCAGCAGCTGGAGAAGCTGGAGAATTTGCATGTGCACAGTGTTCTGCAGCAACCTTAAAATCTCTCACCTTTATAACTTTAACACTCTTGTAAGGTATTGGTGAAGCAACACCTTCCATATCAGGCTGTTCATTAGTTCCTATTATAAGAACATCATTTAAACCAGCTTTCTTTGCATAAACTGATCTTTTTATTAAACTTAATACATCAGTTAAAATATTCATTTCTTCTTCTGTTTTTTAGATGGGCCACTGTATGTATTATGGGTACCCCCCCCTAGTTTTTTCTTTCTCAAGTTTCTTTCAAAAGCAGAATGCATCATAATCTCACCACCTTTAGGTAATAACTTATCACCATTTTTAGGTTTCTTCTGTATTGGAAGTTTGTGAGTTCTCATTAATCTTTATTTTTTTTACAGCATACTTCTTTTCGGCAAGATCCTAAACAAACTTTACCAAATGTAATCCACTGTATAAATACACATATATTTCTCATCTTCCTTGACCTCTATATTTTTGTTTATATCCGCTTTGACCTCTAGAAGCATTCTTAGAATGAACCCCTGGTCTTTTTTTACCAGATACTTTTTTATAATTATTCGTAAGAATTCTAGCCATTACTTCTTTTTTCTACCTTTACGGGCCTTGCCTGCTAATGCATCATCAATATCACCAAGTTGATTACCAACTTGTTTTATAGCTAATCCTACATCTGCTAGCTCAGCAGCAGTAAGTTTATATCTTTTCTTAATCTCTTTTAAAGTAGCAATTGCTTTCTCGTCTAGAGATGTTCTAGACCAAACAGCTCTCCAATAATCTTGAAGGCTATAAGTCCATAATACATTTATAAATTTTTTAAACATAATAATCTTTTTAATTGACACTATATAAATAATATACAAATTTTGTCTCACTTAACCAACATTAAGAGTCAGATTAATATTATATTTGTTTTTAAATAAAATTTACTAGATTAGTTTTTTGTGTATGATCTATTTTTCTTACATTGATAATATCTAGTAGCTGCACTTCTTTTTGATGTGTGGCTTTTTAATCCTATATACCATATACTATGCAACAAAACATATTTAATTCTAGGGTAAATATCCTACCTTATGAATATCCACAATTATTAAAATACAAAGACGCAATTAGACATTCTTACTGGATTGATACTGAGTTCAACTTTACAGAAGACATCCAAGATTTTAAAGTCAATATATCAAGTAATGAAAAAGATGTAATTAAAAAAACCATGCTTGCTATTGCGCAAATAGAGGTTAATGTAAAAACTTTTTGGGGAGACTTATATAAACGCATGCCTATTACAGAGATAGGAGATGTAGGCTTTACTTTTGCTGAGTCAGAAGTTAGACATAAAGATGCTTATGCAAGGTTGCTTAGGATATTAGGATTAGAGAAAGAATTTCAATCAGTAGTTGAAGTTCCTGCAATAGAAGGTAGACTTAAGTACTTAAAGAAATACCTGGACGGTACACGCTCTAGAGATAATAAGATGTACACCAAGTCTGTATTACTGTTTTCACTATTTATAGAGCACGTAAGCCTGTTTAGTCAATTCTTAATTATGATGAGCTTTAACAAAGAAAAGAATGTACTTAAAGGTATATCTAATGTTGTTGAGGCTACTAGTAAAGAAGAGGAGATACATGGTAACTTTGGTGCTGAGATTATTAATATAATCAAAAGAGAAAATCCAGAATGGTTTGATCAAGAGTTTGAAGAATTAATTGATTCAGCTTGTAGAAAAGCTTATACAGCTGAGTGTGGAATACTTGATTGGATTTTTGAAAAAGGGGAACTTAGTTTCCTGCCACAGAATACAATACAACATTTTATAAAAAACAGATTTAATAACTCTTTAGATAAAATAGGTATGAAGCCCATCTTTGAAGTAGACCAAGAACTATTAAAGTCAGTAGAATGGTTTGATATAGAAATTACTGGTACTAAAGAAGGAGATTTCTTTTACAAGAAGAGTATTGACTATAATAAGAAAAGCAAGAGCATCACTGAAGATGATCTATTTTAAATAATAATATAATGATAACAGAGCAAACTAATGGTAACACTCAAGTAAACACAGAGAGAGGAAACTTCAATCAAAGAGTTTCTAAATTTAAGATGTTGGGTAAATCCAAGAAAGTCCAATGGGACGGTAAGAGAAGAAACAGAACAATTTAAATAAAACCAATGGAATATAATAAATACTACTGGCTTAATGAAGACAGCCGCACATTTTTATCAAGAGGATATATAACAGAAGAACCAGAACAAAGAATAAAAGACATAGCAAATACAGCAGAGAAATATCTACACATGCCCGGTTTTGCTGAGAAGTTTGAAAAATACATGTCTAAAGGATTCTATAGTCTATCAACACCAGTATGGATTAATTTTGGAAAACAAAAAGGACTGCCTATAAGTTGTTATGGATCTAACATAGATGACAATCTAGATAGTATACTCAATGCAGGCCGTGAAATAGGTATGATGTCTAAATATGGCGGAGGTACAAGTTGTTATCTTGGTAATATAAGACCTAGAGGATCGGTTATATCAACAGGAGGACTAGCAGATGGTCCTGTGCACTATGCTAGAATATACGATACTGTGGTAGATGTATGTAAACAGTCTGAAGCAAGACGTGGTGCTTGTGCTGCTTATCTACCAATAGAGCATACAGACATTGAAGAGTTCCTAGATATTGGAACTGAGGGAAACTTAATACAAAATTTACAGTATGGTGTTACTGTAAGTAGTAGTTGGTTAGAACAAATGCGTGCTGGTGATAAAGCTAAACGTAAAATGTGGGCTAAAGTAATTCAAAGAAGGAGTGAGTTTGGTTATCCTTATATAATGTTTACGGACAACTCAAATAACAATAGCCCATATAAAGAAATAGGAATGAAGATCACTGCATCTAATTTATGTTCTGAGATTCAGTTGCCTACTGATACATATAACTCATTTGTATGTTGTTTAGGTTCTATAAACTTATTGCACTGGGATGAAATTATTAAAACAGACGCTATAGAAACATATGTGTTCTTTTTAAATGCTGTTATGGATGAATTCATTAAAAAGGCTGAAGTAAAAGCTGGCCTTAAAAGAGCATATAACTTTGCTAGCAAACATAGAGCTATTGGTTTAGGAGTATTGGGATACCATAGTTTATTTCAATCAAAACTAATAGAGTTTGAGTCACTAGCAGCTAAACAATTAAACAATCATATATTTAAACATTTAAAAGAAACGTCAGATGAAGCATCAAGATGGTTATATCAACACAGAGGATACAGATCCTTACGTGAAGGATATGCAAACACAACTCTTATGGCTATTGCTCCTACTAAATCAAGTTCATTTATCCACGGTGCTGTATCTATGGGTATTGAGCCAATAAAATCTAATTACTTTATTAAGGACCTTGCTAAGTCTAAGACTATATACAAAAATCCATTTCTTGTAGAAGAATTAAATAAGTATGGATTAAACACAAAGAAGACCTGGGCAAGTATACTTAAGAAAGATGGATCCGTACAACACTTGGACTTTCCAACTAAAGCTGTATTCAAATCGTTTGTTGAGATAACACCTAAAGAGTTAGTTTTGCAAGCTGCACAAAGACAGAAGTATATTGATCAATCACAATCTTTAAATCTTATGATACATCCATCTGTATCTGCTAAAGATATAAATGCATTATATTTATATGCACATGATGAGGGCGTGAAAACTTTATACTATCAGTTTAGTCAAAGCTCTGCTCAAGACTTTGCTAGAAATATATTAGAGTGTTCTAGCTGTGAAGGTTAGTCTCTTCTAGGAATTCCTTTACTTTTTACTACACTAGGAACCCGTGGTTTTGAGTTTGTATTATTTCGCTGTACATTAATAGTAGATCTTGTATTATTTATATTGTTATTCCAACTTTGTATATTTATATTTGATCTACTGTTGACAGGCGGGACTACAATATTATTACTAGTTCTTGGGCCATTTATTCTAACTCTTGGTTTCTCAACCTTATCCGGCTTAATATATAGATCTCTAAAATACCATGTCTGTGGTCTATATATTTGATACCCAAAGTTATAGGGCTGGTTCCAATAGTAGTTATTCCAATTATTGAATCTATAGTTATCAAATACATTTACATAATTATACTTCTGGAATTCTTTTATAGGTATAGCAACTGTATCGCCTGCAGATGTTATAGTTAAGACTTTAGTAATTTTTAATTTAGGTGTAGTCTCTAAGTTATAAACTCCACAACTCAAAATACTATGCAAGCATAATAGTAATATTAATTTTTTCATAAGCCTCGTTTATTGGTGTTAAGTGTTTTTTTCTTACCCCCGTCATAGACATATG